GCATCCGCTGGTTCGGCCTTCGCTCGTGCCTGTGGACCTATGGGAGCACCTATCCCCCCTAGAGCAGGGGATGCTAGATCCTGCGGATTGCGGCCATCTGGCCATCATCTTGTCCGGTCCGTGTAAATGCCACTACTTCACAGGTTGGAATCGAGACGGAAAAGCGATTTTCACCTATCACAAAACCAAGATCGGCTGGGTGAAAGATAGGCCGAAAACTAAGTAAAATCATCATCTGCATTCTCCTGGGTGTTTTCCTGGGACTGCTCCTTGCCCTGCTCACATGACCACCATCGACCTTTCAAACCTAGTCGCCTGGGGACCGCCCAAGACCGTCCGCGCTCAAGGCGTAGAAAAGATCCTACGCGTGGCGCCGCCCACCGAAACCTTTTGGGAAGCCTGGCGCGCCGACAAGGCCGCACTCAAGGCCGCCGGCATCTCGTGCGGGCGCGACATGAAGACAAACCAATGGCAAGCCAAGTGGTGGCAAGACGTCCCCAAGGCCGTGAAGGAAGAACAGAACCGCACCCTCGAAGCCAGCCGCGCCGATGACGCCGACATCCAGATCCCGAAACCCGCCGGGCTGGATCTGGATTTCCTGGGGTATCAGCGCGCCGGGGTGAAGTTCGCCCTGGATTCAATTTCGAAATGCGGCGGGGTGCTGATTGGAGACCAAATGGGCCTCGGAAAATCTGTGGAAACCATCGGAATCGTCAATCTTCGCCCGGACGTGCGCAAGGTCCTAGTAGTCGCCCCAAACACGCTAAAAGTCAACTGGCGCCGGGAATTCAACCGATGGTGCGCGCGCCCCCTCAAGGTCTGCGTCCAGAACACTGGCATACCATATGTCGGGGAGTATGCCGATGTGACCGTCATCAATTTCGATATCGTCGGCAAATACCTCAACCAGATCCGGGCCACCGGGTTCGACATGATGATTATCGACGAATGCCATTATGTGAAGAATTCCAAAGCCCAGCGCACCAAAGCCACGCTCAGCATCAGGCCACCGATCCGCGTGGCCCTGTCCGGCACACCCATCGAAAACCGCCCCAAGGAGATTTGGACGATCCTGAACTGGTTGGAACCTGAAGCGTGGCCCAAATTTTTCCCGTTCGCAAAGCGCTACTGTGACGCGGTTAACAACGGATTCGGCTGGGATTTCAGCGGCGCTTCCAACGTCGAGGAGTTGCAACGGAAACTGCGCGGCTCGCTTATGGTCCGGCGCCTCAAAGCGGATGTTCTCAAGGAATTGCCCGCCAAAAGACGCGTGCTCATCGAACTGGACTCCTCAGGCTGCGGGCGCGTGCTCCGGGAAGAAGCCCAATATGCCGACCGCCTGGAAATGCTAGAACGCCTCAAGGCGCGCGTGGAGCTTGCCAAGGCGTCAGAGAGCCGGGAGGAATACGAACGCGCCGTGGCGGCCCTGCGGGAGAGCCAGGACGCCGTGTTTGCCGAGATGGCGCGAATCCGCCATGAGGTAGGGCTGGCTAAGGTCCCCCAAGCCATCGAATTCATCTCCGATGCCGTGGAGAACGGGAAAATTGTCGTGTTCTGCCATCACAAGGACGTCGTGGCCGCCCTGCACGCCAAGTTTCCCCAAGCCGCCGTCATCACCGGCGACACCCGGGACCGGATGGGGGAAGTGGATCGCTTCCAGCAAGATCCCGCCTGCAATGTGTTCATCGGGAACAACGCCGCGGCGGAAGGCATCACGCTCACGGCCAGTTCCCATGTCGTCATGCTGGAAGGGGACTGGGTGCCCGGGAAGCTCGCTCAGAAGGAAGACCGATGCCACCGGATCGGCCAGCACGACAGTGTCTTAGTCTCCTATCTGGTCCTCGAAGGAAGCTTGGACGCCCACATCATGCGCGTGAACGTCGACAAAATGAACGTCATTCACCGCGCCATGGACGCCGAACTCGATCCCCTGGACACTTCCACCGAATTCCCCCCACCCACCGTGGTCATTTCCACCCCTGCCGGGGCCAAACCCACCGCCGGCGCCAAAGATCCGTTCGACCGGCTGGCCCAGGAAGCCAAGATGATCAACCCGGAAGCGTGCGCGTGGATCTTGGGCGGATTAAGAAGGCTGGCCGCGATGTGCGACGGCGCCCAAGCCATCGACGGGGCCGGGTTCAACAAGATGGATTCGACTATTGGAAAGAGCCTGGCCGCGTGCGCGCGCCTGAGTCCGAAACAAGCGGCCCTTGGAGCTCGCCTAGTCCGCAAGTATCGGCGCCAGTTGGGCGCCGGTTTCGTCGAACGGATGGAAGAACTATTGAAGCCATGACCCCCACCATTTGCAGAATGTGCGGCCAACCGATCCGGGAACCGAGCCCCCGAAACGTGAACGTGTGCGCGCCGTGCGACCGAAAACAAACCAGTAGTGTCCTAATTTGCAATTCGGGGCATTTTTGTGCCACACAATTGCCTTGGCGTGATGGTCCAAGAGTAATTACCCTTGGATTCGTGAAAACTTACATAGCCAAGAGGTTAGTCAAAATTGCGATGGGCACATTTGTGATTTACACCTGCATGAATGATAAGACCGACGGCAGGCTTTCACAAAAAGAAAAGGATGATGTCAGGAAGTCATTGGACGAACTTTCACGAGAACTGGAATTTCTTGGCTTGGAATTTACAAGCAAAGGAATCACTCGTTTTATTGAAACGTTGAAAAACGCAACGTCCGATAGTGTGAAACAATTCCTGGAGGAACTGGACAACAGGATCGATGACGAACTGGATTCCATTTCATTTTTCTTTCAGAAATCCTCAAAACTAAAGTTCTACGACCACCCCGCCGCATTTGGTGAATTAGTTCACCAGAAGTTCCCATCTGCGGAATACGATATTAGGGAAGCTGCTAATTGCTTCGCGCTGGATCGCTACACCGCAACCGTTATGCATTCCATGCGAGTGCTCGAAGTCGGACTAGACGCTTTGGGCCATGCGGTCAAAGTAAAACGCTCCCCTAGAGGATGGGGAACAGACTTGAATATTTTTTCAACTGCTTGGGAAAAGCATCTAAAGGCAAAGCCTAAAACACGCGGATGGAAGCGAAGTTTTTTCCCACAACTATTTTTGGAGTTCCGCTATTTTGCAGCAGCTTGGAGAAACCAAGCGTTCCATAATTCAAAGGTTTGGTACGGAGAAGAAGAAGCCGAACGTGTGTTTGATCATGTGAAAAACTTTATGGAATTGTTGGCTACTAAGCTTTCCGAACGCAAGCGGCAGATATAAGAGTTTGCCTTATCCATTCGGACAGGTCTTTGCCACAGGCAAATGCGGCGTTCTCTACAATAGCGCGTTCATTTTTGGAAACACGCGCGCGCAACACGACGGATTTGGCTTCTCCTTTCGGAAGCTTTGGCCTGCCAGGTTTTGTTTTTTTCATAGTTTTATTATTGTGCCACAATTATGTTGACGCAACTTAATATCTGTGGCACGAATAGTCCAGCCGAAAGAAAGAAACGTTATGTCAAACAATCTTGAAACTGCAAAGAAGGAGGTTGCGATTGCACATGAAGTCCGCGAGAGCCAGAAGAATTGAACCATGCACAAAAGAAAAACAAACCAGTGAAAATTAAGAAGACCTTGGTAATGTTTGCTGGTGAACCGATGTCTACACAGCTTCTTGTCGATACCGTCGATTATGAAGAGAGGAAATGGCTAGTCCCCAAATGGCTCGACAGAGCAGACATAGGCATGAGCCGACCAAGGCTAGCAATATGTCTGGACGGATTCCTGAGTTATACCATCGGCGGTCATCCTCAAGCGGATTACCTATTGCTTGAACCACTATCGCGAGATGTTTATGAGGGGAGCGCCCAATTGGAATTAGGAGGACGGCAGGCAGTGATTCAATTGCCACCTTGGGACGTACCGAGCCGCTTCTTATTGCAGTAGATGATTCTGTTTCATTCGTCGGCACGGGATAATTATCGCATATATGTCAAGTCGTGAAAAATTTACCGCCCGTCAAATTAGGACACTACCGCTTCTTTGGCGTCTCCGAATGAATCCCCTTGTCATCGACCACGAAAAAACCCTCTTCCTTGGCCAGCATGCTCAAAAGCGCCAACGCCACCTTGAGCCGCGGCTCGCACCGCCGCTCCTTGCGCGGGTGCAACCACTGGGAAACCTGCACCCGATGGACCGGACTGCCCGTCATCACCGTCAACCTCCGTGCAATCTCCGCCGCGCTCATGTATTTGCGCACCCGGCACAAATGTTTCATCGGATCTTTCAACGTCATGCCCGCAATGTAAATTTTGCCTCGGTATTTTGCAAAACATTTATTTCGTGCATCTTGAGGCGTTTGCGCGGTTCACCATCGGCCAAAGCCTTCTCGACTTCATCCCCCACTTCGAGCGCCCGCGCCTTGGTCAGTTGTCGGAAGTCTTTGGCGCGCTCGAATCCCAGCGCCCGGGCATCACCGTCGGTCAGATCGATGAAGGCGTAGTAGGTAACGAGCTTGAACCGGCGACCGTCCGGCACGATGCGCACACGGCGCCAGTGTTTAGGGGTCATGGGGATAAAGACTCATCCAAGAAAGGAAATCGTGGAACAGGGGAGTCATGGGGATAGTGTCTCATCCACGCAAGGAAATCGTGCAACACAAAACCTTTGCCCTGCGGCACTGGGCAGTCCTGCCAATCCCCCCATTTGATATGCTTGCCCTTGAGCCTAACTCGAAGAGCCTCCAACCCGATCATGACCACGCCATGACCTCGCCACTGCCACAGAATGAACGTAAAAGCGCCCGCAGCCCGCCAGTGCTGCAAGTTTCGCAGTTGAGTTTCATTGACACCGCCCGTCCCGCCCACCGGCAGCTTGGGGTCTTTGGTGGACTTGGCTTCGAATGCCACCATGCGCCCGCCCCGCTCCGTCCATGCCCCGATGAAGTCGGGAAAGGGATTATCAAGGAACATGACTTGCCGCCCGGCACCCCCACCCATGATGCGCACGGGGGGATCGACCTTGCGCATGCGCAGAACGCCCTGAGCTTGATACTGCTTGCACGTCGCCACCAGTTCGTCCTGGAAGGCACGGCCATCCGTGAGTTTGGTTCGCTTCATTTATCTTAGGGCCGGTCGGTGGCCTCAGTGTTCGGCGCACTTTTCTCTTGAGCGAGCAGGGCTGCATGTAGCCACACTCCCCGCCGCACCACCGCATCGTGAGCGGCGCTGTAGTTGCATTCCTTCGCGCTCTGCGCAGCCCACGCTGTTTCCCGCGCGGCGTGCTCCAGGTAGCATTGTGCCCAGTGCGCCGAACCACGCGCTCCAGCCAACACGGCTTCGCTGGTTGGCTTCGCGCGGCGTTTTGATTTCTTGGATGTTTTGCTCATTTCGTTCCTTTTGCGTTATTCGCCCAGCCGTGTGGCTGAGCTTGGGTCGTTCGGCGGCTCTATCGGCGTCCATCTTGTGCATTTCTGACCGTGGTCCGCATGGGTGCGCTTCACGAACAGGTCACACCATCCTTGCATTCCACCAGTTGCGTCGGCAGTGCGCTGCGTCCAGTAGTCGCACGTCAGGCATGTTCCCGCCGCCGCCGAACCAACCGTCGCACTCGAACCGGCCTCCGTGGTCTCGTTTTTCTCACTCACAAAAACCTCCCATCCGCCCACCTGGTCAAACTTTCAAACCCGATCATCACCGGCTCCCGGCTCCACTTGCGCCTCACCCGCAGCCCGTCCCGGGTCAGTTCCAGCACGTAATCATGGCCGTCGATGTTGCGCTTGATCCGACCAAAGACTTTCCTGGGTTTGGTTTTAGCCATGCACAACCTCCCGAATCATCCACCCCAGTTTCGCGCTCACCGCGTCCTTGGGCGCTACGTTCCACTGCCCGCGCCCGCACAAGAGCCCCGCTTTCCGTGCCAGTTCTTTGTTGTCCTCGATCCAACGATGCCCTGCCCGGCTTACCGGCACCCAAAACCGTTCATCGATCAGGAGCGTTCCGGCCCTGCCACGGACATGATGAACGTCAGTGGCCCGGGCGCCCGTCACAGCGCAGACCGTGTTGCGGGCCAGCCAACGCACGCGCCGGGGCTGGTAAAGCTTGTCCATGATCAGGCGCCGGTCCGCCGAGAAGGGCTGAACCCACTTGGGCTTGGTCTTCGGCTCACGCACCCGAGCGCCGGGCATCGTTGTCCATGGGGCTTTACGGTTCATCAAATTAAAAAACGACTCCAAAGACACCGGCCACGCGACAGGCGCAGCCTATAATACGAACTGTGGTTAGAGACAGGATAAGGGGTCCAGAAGTTGCTTATCATGAATCAAATGCCTTTGGAGTCGAAAATTCATCCCTGATCCCTCCGTGCCCGGGGATCTTTGTTGGCCATCGTGCGCATCGTCAGTTCGGCCAAGTAAAACATCGCCCGCCGAATGTGCCAGCACCGAAGCCGCATCGATGTTTCCCGGCTGGTTCGCTCTTCCCGAAGGCGGGGCGCGATTTTGAATTGGTAAAGTTCGCATGAGCACTTCCCATTGAACCCGTTCTCTTCCAGATCCACCAGATGTTCCACCTTGCCGCGGGACCGGGACACCACCCAGAAACGCAACGGCTCCCGGGCAATGGGCCGCACGCCGGAAGGCAGGGACAACTTGAATGACTGGGGAACGGGCATCAGGGAATCAAGCGCGGTTTGATCGGTTCACCAAAAGCTTTTCGATGACGCTTCCCATGACATGCTGGGCAAAGCCACTCCACACTCAACGGCTTAGAATAGTCTTCATGATGCTTATGCAGTTTCCCAGCAGACCCGCAATCTTGGCATGTCTTTTTGGATTTTATTTTGCCGTTTACCAGCGCTTTTTGGACTGTATTCCATACTCTAACTTTGACTTTATTCCTCTTCCGCCATTTGCGCCCAGGCTCAATTGAAGGCTTCATGGTTTGGCCATTTAATTTGGCCAGTTTCGATTTTAATCGGCACCTAGCGCGTTCCTTTTCCAGCCAAACAGGATCATTCTGTTTTTCTTTGTATCGCGCGGCCACACCTTTTTTAACACACACTTTGCACTTGCCCAACTTGCCGTCAGCCATCCGATGATGATCATAAAATTCGGCGCGTGGCAGTTGCCGGTGACATTCAAAGCATTTTTTCATGATCAGAATGGACACTGATTTTCTTCTTCATCCTCCCACTTCTTCGCCGCCCCCGCGCTCACCGCCGCTTCCGTGCGCCCGGCACGGCGAACCCGTTCCCCCGGTGTTTCCTGGTGCGCCACGCTCTTTTGCTTCTGCTCGCCGGCCTTGGCCGTGGGGCCGCAGAAACTGAAACTGTTGGCCAGCATCTTCAGCTTGGTCTTGCGCTCCCCGCTCTGCTTGTCCTCCCATTCATCCATCTGCAACTCCCCGTCCAACAAGATCGGATCGCCCTTGCGGAAATACTCCGCCACAACTTCACCGCTCCGACCGAACATCGAAAATTCGATGAAGGAAACTTTCTCCCGCATCTGGCCGTCCTTGCCCTTCCACTTCTTGTTGACCGCCAAGGAGCCCGTGCAGATGTATGTGCCGTCGGACGTGACGCGCAGTTCGGGGTCCCGAGTCAGGTTGCCGCCAAGGAGAAGTTTGTTGATCGATAGTTTCATGGTCTCTTGCTCTCATTGTACGCGTGAATGAACGCCCACGCATCCAGCCACGCTTGTTCCTTGGTGTCGTGACGCCAGATGCTCCGATACTCCGGCCACTCTTTCCACACCCAATAATGCCCGCGCTCATCCTGCCCGTAACCGAACCCGTCGGGAAGGCGCGGTTTGGTCTGGCAGCCGATCAAAAGCAGGCAAATCACAATGCAGTATCTCATGATGGGATTTCCCTTACTTTCAATGCATCCATGGGCCACTCGGTCATATCGCCGCCTTTCGCGTCTTTGCAACGCGAGGAACTGGGCCAAGGATATTGGACGGGATTACTGCCAAGTTGTTTAACAAACGGCGCGACGCCAGCATTTCGGCATTGATCAATTCCCCACAAGATCCAATCCAAATGACATTCCCGGCCGCCAGTAGATTCACCCCCGAAGATCACCCATTGAATGCCTTCGAGATTGAATCGAATAGGGCCAAGCAACGGCTCAGCACTGAGGAAGCGCACCTTGGCGGGAACTGCTCGTAATTGCTCAACGCGCTCATCGTGGCGAACCTGATCTTCAACCGATGTGCCATACCAAACATTTTCTCTGAATCCGTCTGGAGCCAGTCTTAGAATGTTGCCAGGACGTTTAGTCAGAATGAGCCAATCCAAGTTTGGTGTTTGATCAATCAGGCGAAACAAACGCTTGCGAGGCTCGATCAAGTCCTTCCGATCTTCGAATACATCCCCCATGCTCGCACAGAAAACGCGGCGGCGCTCATTGAACAACCTCGCTTCAGAATCCCATTCCAACGGTTTTTTCCAGTGGGCATCACTCATCATACGACGGGGCGCGTCGTGACCCCACACACCGAAACCCGTGCGCTTGGACCATCCCTCGGCGTAGCAATTGGCACACCCTGGCGAAACCTTAACGCAACCCCACCAAGGATTGAACGTCGAGTGCGCCCACTGGATTTTTGTGTCTTTGCCCACCTATTTTCTGCGCTTGGAAGGTTTCGCTTCCTCTTCGTTGTCATCTTCCAGGGGCAACGGCGCCTGATTCGGATCGTCAAAATCCGCCGTGCGCTCGTCCGTCATCACCTGGCTGTATCGGATGCGCGTGTTTAGCTGGGCCGTGGACTCGGAGAAATCCATGGTCAGATTGAACGTCACACTGACCTTGCGATTCTCGCTCTCCTCCAAGATCTGCATGAACTTGTCCTCGTGCCGGTCCCACAGATCCGGGGCGTGCTCTTGCAGGAAGGTTTGCTTGATGTCTTGGACTTGGGCGTTGGGCTGTTTTTTCTTGGGCATGTACTTTTTGGGTTTAGGTTGATTTAACGTGCAAAAGATTTATTTCATGCTGACGCGGGATTGCAATCTTTATTTTTCATCGCGCACCAGCTTCAACCCGTGCTGGAATTTTGACGTGTCCCAAACCGTCCGGGGTAGTTCCTGGTTCAGGAAGTGTTCCAGGGCCGCCTGGCTGGGCGCCAGAATCACCACTTCACAGTTGCGCCGCGAGTCCTGAACGACCGTCGCCACGCCGCGGATCGTCCCGGCGTCGAACCTTGCTTTTTTGTCAGACATAAAATCAATGCCGGCTGGCCGCTCCCGGAACGCGGCCTTGCGTGTGTGCGCCGGCGGCACCGAGCCCGCGTATGGGGCGAGTGTCCGAAACTGATTCCATGGCTTTCAACCTGCCTGGTTTTTGGAACATCCTTTGAAACAATTCATCTTCCTCAGTCCACCATCTGAGTGGAGATGGTAATGGGTGAGCGAAGAGCCAAATGTCACACTTGAACGAATTCCATTGGCACGGGAAATAGACATAGACTTCACTCATCGCTTACCTTTCGTGTTCGGTGGGCAGAGGATGTCAATGTATCGCTCGGCCATTTCCTCCGTCCAGTTACGCCGTCCAAGCTCCAAATCAGACACAAACGGCGCAGACAGTTTTAGTCTACGCGCCACTTCGCGGAGCGAGAGTTTTGCTTTCTTCCGCGCTACGCGGAACAGATAGCCCGTAGATTGATGGTCGATTTCTCTGACCATTCTATGGACGATTCCCACGTCCATCCGCCGAACAACTTTGTCGCTATTGCCACTCATCGCTTACCTTTCTCGATAGGCGAATACGTGATTTCATATCCGAGTTCCGCGCTGACACGGTGGCCTTTTGTTTTCGCGTGGTAGGCGGCTTTGCGTTGCACCATTAGGTAGTCTTGACATTCCCAGTCACAATCCATGCAATGGGCGATAGCGTGAACGAGTCCCTTTCGTCCAACACGTTCTCGACGCCTCATATGCAGCCTACCGTTTTCCTTTAATCCGCGCTCGAATGCGCCCTTAAGATATTTTTCGTAATAGTCGCTCATCGCTCAATCTTGTTCGAGTGCAGCAGCACCGTCACATGGAACGGGATCATCGGCACGACGCAGATGTAGAGATGCAGCGTGTAGTATGGCGGCGGCATCTCTCGGTTGACGCGCCAAAACAAGCCGACCCACAGGTCCCGAGGCTCGAACTGAAACTGCGCCTTGAGTGTTTTCCGATTTATGATTCGGAGCTTCATCCCTCAACCTCCCTGATGTCACGCTCTGCAAGAAATGCGTCGTCAATTACATCGTCCATCGAGGGCGCAATTAAACCAATTTCATCTGGCGGTGTTAATTCATTCACCCGATTAATGGCGGAAACAAGTTGATAGGCAATCCTTCGAATTACCCGCGTTTGAATTGGTGCCGACGCAAGAAGTTCAGCATCCGTCTGACTTTTAATTCCACGGGCTATGCTAACATCTCCGACAACGGACCATGTTTTAGAATCTGGATATTTTACAGCTCTCCAATCGGAGTTATTATTTTCAGTTTTCATCCCTCAACCTCCCTGGTGAACGGTTTCCAAATGTCCCGGCCCTCGGCGTTGTGGAGTGCGCCAGCATCTACAAGATGGTCTAACTTAAAATAGCGGCCATCAATCAGTTTGATGCCATCGAAATCAAATCGCTCCACATTATGCTTTGGCGCAAGATCGACCCATGTCCACTTCACCAAAAACGGCGGCTGTGGCATGTAGGGTTTGAGCTTGGGGGCGGGTTTCCAGCGGACTTGTCCCGAGACGGCAGCCAAGTAATGTAGGCTTTGACAAGAACAATCCCATTCCCCTGACGTTGTCTGATGCTCCCACTCCGGATGCTCCACGTCCGGCATCTGGTTCATGAATTCTTTGAGTTCTTTTAGGTTGGTTATTTTCATATCTTCGTTTGTTCCTTTCTGTAAAAGCTCGGGACGTTGGCCAGTTCAATGATCTCACTCTTGCGGTGCAACCGCTCTTCAACCCGCGCATCCCATTGCAAAATCCATTGATCAGGCGGAACGTTCGTCGTGACGACAGTAAACCTTCCCTCGCGCTCCCCGAGCATACGTCCCAAATTTTCGATGGGCAAAGCGCTTCGAAACCGATCAACCTCCGCCCCCACGTCATCAAGCACGGCCATCTGCGCCCCTACGATGTCCAACCAGCGCCCATGATAATCTGTCGTGTCCGCTAAGCGCGACCAACCCTCAAAGACCGACGCGGGAGTGGAACCGCCTTTCCAATAGCCCGCCTCCCAAGCCGTGGGCGCCACCGCAGAACAGTAACGGTAAATCGCCCGTGCAGTATGGGTTTTCCCGCACCCGTTGTCCCCGCAGATCACCAAAAACATCGGGCCAGTCCGATCATTGAGAAAGAATCGCTTGGCGAAAAGTTCTGCGCGTTGGGCCATCCTCCGAACGTCTGCATGGCTCTCATCCAGCTTGATCCACTTCTGGCGCCACTTACGGCTTGTTTTCAACTCGACGCGCGGCGTAGGTGTGTTTGTCCCGGTCAGGGCCGTATGAATGAGGGCGTGCATTGGTTTTGCCATTGTTTTGGGATCTGAGTTTACGTCCGGAGAGTTCGTCCTGGATTTCGTTGATGCGACTCGCGAACCCTGAAATCGTCACGGCGGCTTGGCAATGGAAGAAGTCGCGGCCAGTCGAGCCCCACGCCTTTTCCGCGATGGCCATCAATTCGTCAGGCTTAAGCCCTGAGGACGCCAGAAGCGTTTTGACCGCCTTACCGTCCTTGCCGCCCTGGAAAACGTAAGGGCGCCCATGCACAGCTTGAAAGCGGTCCGTCCAGCGTCGAATGAATTCGTGGTGCTCCGGACTGGACTCCGCTTTGGCTTTCGGGGGTGGTTTGCTCTTGTGGCGAACGGGACGGTCGGCGCCCTCGCCGACAATTCCCTGTACCTCTGCATCTGTATCTGCTTCTGCTATGTGCTGGATTTTCGGGACATCTTGTGACATGTCCCGGACATTTTGGGACTTTCCGTTCCGTCGTAATCTATCCCGATACCTCGCCTTGCGCTTCGTCTCAGCCTCACGAAGTTCATCCTTACTCGCCATTTCCCGGTATTTTTGGTGGTTTATCAGCAACCAACCTCCATCGATCTCCTCAATGCGCCGGCCTTCATCATCCTTGGTCCGGGAGTCGGGATCAGAGGATAAAAACTTCCCGATGGCAATCCGGCAACTCTCAATCGGCACTCGCGCGATGTTTGCCAAGCCGGGAATACTTGCTTGAACCTCTCCGTTTTTGTCGGCCATTGCCAGCATAGTAAGCCAAACAATGCGCGTTTGATCATCTTCCATCCAGATAGTTGACGTGACGATGGAATTGAATAATTTGGTGTAATTAGCCATGGCGGGACAATATGGGACATTATGGGACATCGTCAACCTTACAAATCCTCTTTCTCCGCGAACCAGTCCTTGACCTCCACGTACACGATGCGCCAGCCGCTTGAGTCGGGCGCCTCCCGGGAGATGTGGCTGATGACGGACTTTGGCACGTAGACGTTCTCGTTGCCGTTGGGGCGCCGGAACTTGAAGGCCAGTTCGGTTTCGGGACGCGATTCGTGTTGGAGAAGTTTGACCTTCATATTTGGTAATCGACCATCGGTTCCACACAATGTTCCAGCGTCGTGAACCGGCGCTTGCAGACCATACAAACCCGTCGCCGGCGCGTGTCCACTCCCGCCGTTCTCGTATCAATCACGCTTGAAGAGCGCCCCGCGCAATTGGGGCAGGCCGGACCTTTGGAGCCTTGGCTCAGACCGATGCGGGGCGGCACGCTGTAGTTCTTGCGAACCGGATGGTCAGGCATCGGGCGCATCACACCCCCAATTCGTCCAAGAACAAGCTCGGCGCCCGGACCTCGCCCTTGTCCCAGGCGTTCACGTCGCGCCGCACGCACCGGCTCAGGATCACTGTGTCACGCGCCCGCGTGATGCCCACGTAGAGCAGTCGCCGTTCTTCCTCAAGCGTGGCCTGCTTCGAAGGTAGCGTGCCTTCCTCCATGCCCACGATGATCACAATGTCCCACTCCCTTCCCTTAGCCCCATGCAAAGTCATACAGTCCAAACCTTCCCCGTCCTCGACCATCTGAGTTTCCGGTTCGTCCAGGGCGGCGGCAAGCTCGGTGAGCTTGGCGAAAACACCCACTTTTCGAACAGCCTGATTCAACAGCAACCGCGCGTCGGTTCCGAAGAGTAGTTGCAACTGGCTCTTGTCCATGTGTTCCAAGAATTCGACGACCGTTTCAAACTTCGGAATCTTGAGTGCGTGGGTGTTGATCGTCTCCATGGCTTTGGCCGCCGCATTGGCCTCCCGCTTGGCTTGATCCTCCCCCAACGTTTCGGTGAGCCACCATCTGGCCAACACATCGTTCTCCGGATCGGCGCAGAAGGACACGAAGAGCTTGAGCCGAGCGGTCTCATCGTCCCCCTTGATCTTGCGCGTCTCCCGAACTTTCACCCCAAGCGCCCGCAGCCGCTCAGCCACGTCGTTTACAATCGCGTTGGTTCGGGCCAGGACGGCGACGCTCTGGCCTTGGGCGTTGCGCTCGATGGCGCTCTGGATGGCCTTGGCCTCGGTGTCTTGGTCGGGAACATTGCGCCAAATCACGATCTCTCCATCAGCATCTCGAATCGGCACGATGCTGGAGCCCAGGTTGCGCTTGTGGCCGTTGTGCTCGATCAACCGATTGGCCGCCTCGCAAATCACCCGCGCACACCGGAAGCACCCTTTCATTTTTAATACCCCACGCGCCTCATGGGTCATGAGTTGGGGTTGGGCGCCGCGAAAACCAAAAAGAGACTGTTCAGGATCTCCGATTGCATAGACGTCGCTCGCAAGAATCATCAGCAACAACCAATCTTCCTTGTTACAATCCTGCGCTTCATCGACCAATACCGTATCGAATCGATGGTGGCTTTTGACTTTCAAATAACACACCGCCTCCATGATAACTTCATCGTAGGTCAACATCTTATTGGCAACCTTCAACCGTCGATACTCGTCCAAGACGATTTGATGTTGGCTCGTGAAATCCGCGTCAATGAACCCGGGCTTTCGGGCGTAGCGCCAGAGCTTGGTGATGGGCAGTTTGATCTTCAACGATGCCATGCATTCGACCAAAAGTTTCTTGGCCAGCGCATCGTCGATGACGGTCTTGATGGCCCCCGCTTCCTGCACAACCTTCATCGCCAGGGCGTGCAACGTGCCGCAGTGACCCAGGGGAATATCGGGTCCAAGCCGTTCCTGAATCTCCTTGGCCGCGGATCTCGTAAAGGTCACAACGGCAATTTGTTCTGGTGAGATGCCAGTCGCAATCAAATGCGCCACCCGCGCCACCAGCACGGCGGTCTTGCCACTGCCCGGCGCGGCCACGACGGACACTTGGGCGTTGGTGGTGGTGATGGCCTCGTTTTGTTCTTCGGTGAAGTTCATGGATAATCAGAATGGAAGTTTTGGACATGTGAAGCCGCACGCCCCCTTGTGCCCACCGCCCCCGTGCTTGACTGCAATCTGCGAAAGGTCCAAGTCAGTGCGGTGCTTGGCGTGGTAGAGTGATACGGTCCAGTGCTTGCCCGTAAAACAGTAGCCCAAGAGCGCATCATGGCCGGTCTCCGGCATGTCCAGCGCGGCGAAGGTCAAGGAGTTGAATCGGGCGGTGTTGAGTGTTAAGAACGTCAAGCCTTCCCATTCAACGATATAGCCCTTGGTTGAGATGATGGAAACATCCATGCGGTTTTGGAAGGTTTGAAGGAGTTTTCCATCGCGGAGCAACTCAAGGATCAGAATGTCGCCTGGCTCTTCTGGACGAAGCATCTCTGCCCAGTCGTCATTGGTAAGTTCCCGTGACCGCAACCCGAACTGGAACGTTTCCGCATCCGGATCGCGCTTGTCCCAAATGTCGTATTCTCCAGCGAGTCGAACAGCCAGTGGCTCACTCACTTTCCTTTCAACGAAATCCTGCTTCGAAGCCCACGGATAATGTCCATGAAACCAATTAAAATCGGCAGTCACAGTCTGCTGCGTGTATCGTTCCAAGGCATTGAAATAAAACCACGCCAGCCTGCACGCCGCCACGCCGTCAATGCGGTATCCTGGAATGCTCCCGGGGTGCGAAGCCATCGAACTGGCGTGATGATCTATCCAAATCAAACGGTTGGTTATGCCGGAATGAACCAATTGATCTTGAATCGCCGAAGCCCACCCCAATACCCGGTCAACCGGAAGATCCATGACGTAGATCTGTCCGTCACCTTCTGGAATGGCAAGGTGTGGATCTCCAAAATCCCACCCGATCAGTTCGGCATCGGGGAGGAATTTGCGTGCAATCTCGCGGCAGAAGATGCCGTCGTAGTCGGCGGAGTGATAAATAACTGTGGTTTTCATTCTTCGTTTTTGTTGAGTTCTTCAATGAGTTTGTCGGCGGAATTGACAGCGGCGGCTTCGACATCTCTTATAACAAACGGAGACGCCTGTAACCCCACTATCGCCAGGGCGGCGAACAGTTCGCGTTTGGTAAGGCCAGGAGCAAACGTTGAATCGTGCGGAAAGGCTGATACATTAGGATCGGTTTTCATGTTTTTTTGGATGGGTGGATTTTGGAATACTCTTGTGCCAAAGCACCTGTCGCACTGAATTTTTGTTGATCCCCATGGTAACGAACATCCCTCAGGTAAAAGTTTCCATCCCAAACCGCCGCATTCCGGGCAAACTTTAGAATCAGTCGTCATACGTTGGTTTTTAGTTTGGTTTTCTGGCGCCGCTTTCCCTCGCACTTGGCGCACCGGGTTTGGATGAAATCCCCCAACGGCACGCCGGCCCCCGCCCGCAAAGGCGAGAACCGGCGCCGGCATGAGACAGGGGCCGCAAAGAAGCCGTTGCAGTCCGGGCAATACACTAACAAGCAAACATTCATTCCGGTTTGGTAAGGGATCAATGGGAAAGGCGCAATGTTTATTTTGCGCGGATGTGTTTCGTCTCGATGACTTGGTAGCCCGGCACGATCCATGTCCCATCCGCGTCCGCACAAATGAATTGATCAATGAAGCCCTGCTTCACCAAGTCGGCCATGCGCTCCGCTACCTTCTTTTTGTTAATCGGTTCCATGACACCCATTTCATCAATCAAAACGATTTTGTGCTTGGCCTCGTGAGCCAGCGCCACGCTCAAACCGGCATACACAATGGCTTTCTCCGTGCCGCTGAGCACCTCGAAGGAAACCCAACGCCCGGAGTCCCAAGCATACCCCGGTTCGCCGCCTTTCCACTCCAGTTTGCCGGGCATGATTCCGTCGGTCAGTTTGCGCGCCCGTTCCATGACCGAATCGGCCACTTGTTCCAGGAGATGTTCCCGGTCGTGGACGAGGATCTTCAGGATCTGGTCGATGACTTCGGCCTGCGCAACCGCTTCGTCGTGCTGCTCGGCTTGTTTGGCCATGGCCGCCCGTCCGCTCATGTAGGCGTGGAACTGTTTCTGTTGGGCTTCCAGGTTGCCTATCAGCGAGCGCAACTCGCTGGCCTGGACGGTCAGATCGTCCACCGACTCGACGGGGCCGAGTTCTTGGAGTTCCTTCTGCTTGGCCGCGATCTCGTCCTTCGAGGTTTTGATGCGCACGGGCGCTTGGTCCACGTCGGCCAGAATATCCGCAAACTCCTTCACGTCACGTTGGAGATGTGTGATTTCCTGGGCCGCGCCCCGCGCTCGTTCGAGGCGTGCTTGCAAGTCCTCTTTGGTCTTCCGGGTCTCATTCAAACGGTGAGTTGCTTGCTCCATGCCAGAAGAAGCAACGCTCAGTTGGTTCTTGAGCGTGGTTTCGATGTTGTCCTTCCAACCCTTTCCTTTGGCCAGACAGTGCGGACACCGTTCGGTTGAAGCCAGTTCCATCAAACCTTTCTCGGCTTTGTCTTTCTGCACGTTGAACAGAATAACTTGCGCCCCAGCATCATCAACATCCTGAAGCGCTTGATCGAACGTGACTTGGGTGGGCGCCAATGCCACAACCTTCTGCAAGTCCGCGATTTGCTTTTCCGCCACGTCCTTGCGTTTGCGAGACTCCGCCGCGCCGGCCACTGCCGATTCGTCCATGGCAATTTCCTTCTTCAACGCGTCTATCTCCTGCATGAGATTGTTCCGCAACCGCATCTCACTGACCTGCGCCCCCAGCCGTTTGTCCAGGACTGAGAGCTTGGCGCGCGACTCGCCCAGCAACGAATCCACGTTCTCCGGCGCGCCGCCCTGGCTCATGGAACCGCCCTGAATCGCCGCCGCCAACCGTTTGGAATTGTCCTTGGCATCCTTCAATTCTTTCTTCTCCTGCTCAATGGCCACGTCCAAGAACTGCGCGAAGTTGGCGTCGTTGTCCTCGGCGTCCTTCACCAGATCGGCCAATCGATTCTTGGCCGCCTCATGGACCTTGACCTGCACTTCACCGTTGACCCGCAGCAACCGAATCCGCGCCATGGTGTCCTCGGGCGTGCCCGATTGAGTCGCCGCAGCCAGGAGGTTGCTCGTTCGTTCCGCCGCCGTCATGCGCAGCCACGTATTCAGATCAACCAGCACGGGCGGAACCAGTTCGTCCCCCTTGCTCTGGCTCACCTTCGCGCCGGTCTGACTCCATCGCCGTTCGATCTTCTCGGCGCCGACCAAAGCGCGGATGACCATCTCTTTTCCACTGGAGAGCTTGAACAAGCCCTGGGCGGTCTTGCCATGCGTCGGGGACCAGCCCAAGAGCGCCAGCCGGATCGATTCGAGGATGGCCGTCTTGCCGCTGAAGTTGGGGCCGATGATAGCCACGCACGGCTTCAACTCCAGGTTGGCCGTTATGCCTTTGACATTCAGTAGTTCAAGTTTGGTTATCATGATTTTTTGGAAGTCTTTCGTTTTTGTTTCTTGGCTGTGTTGAGCCTGATAGCGTCGATCTTTTGGGGAAGACATCTGAAATTTGGACAATGCAGTAGAAAATTCAGTTTCTTCAGTTCCGAGCGGATGTCCATCAACACGGCCAACGTGGCTGCATCCAAGCTGAAATTACCATTGGATTCCGGGCTCAGATGCCAGTTCTTGTCTTTCCATTGCTCGTTGCTCATAAGCTCAATCCGCATACCCGTCGTTGTCGGATGGTTCGTTGGGCGGCGCTTGGGCCAGTTGCAACGGTCCCGTGGGCATCTGATGCACCAGGCTCGCCCGTTCCAGCCCGATCATGAATGTGGTCGCCGTGGCATGCGTTAATTCCGGCGATTGATCCACCCCGAACTGTTCCTTGACCTGATCCCGGAAGTAGAGCGCGGCCTGCATCGCAATCAACCTCAAATTTACCAACCGCGCAGCCATCTTCTTGGCGTCCATGACCGGATCTTTCGAGGATGACGGCGCCGGTGGTGGTGCGGGGTTGCCCGCCGGGGGACGCGTAGCCGGGGGAGCCGTCCGCGCCGGGGGTGCCGGTGGCGCCGATCTCCGGGCCGGGGGCGCAGCGCGTTGGGGTGGGGCGCTCTCACCTTCCAGTTCCTCCACGAACTGCAAATAAGCCCCATCCGGATCGTCTCGGCCGCCGCCACCTGCTTCAAAGACCAACGTGCGGCCCTTGCAACCTTCCAGCACTCCCTCAATGTCCACGTTTTCACAGGACAAGTTGCGTTCGAACCCATTGAATTCCACGATGCAGTAATTGGGTTTGCCCTGATACTTGGATGGCATCACATCACTTTTGATTTTGAGTGTGACGGGGGATTCCTTGACCAGTTCGCTGTGGTACAGCGTTTTCTTAGGTGCCATTGTCTTAACCTTTCGCTTCTTCACGGGGTCGCTCCGGGGGCGTCCTTTAATCGCATCGGACTTTGAACCGCCAGAGAGTGCGCCTGCGTTCGTTGAGCGTCACCCGATGCGAAAGATGTATTTCATTGCGAAACACCGCGCAAGTCTTTTTTTGCATGCGAGACAAAAAGAAAACCCCCTCCAGTTACGGAGGGGGCGCACAAGGAACAGCCTGAGCGTATGAATAACCACTAGGACAGTGCCGTGTATGGGCTATTCGATGGGGATTGTCAAGGCGCGGAACGAATGGCTTCAAATTCCTCCACAAATTCCGCCGAGACCGCCTCGATGTCGCGCTTGAATGTGGTCTTGGCTTGCCGGGAACCGTTCATCGCCGCCCCCGCCTTCGAGTACCATGAATCGGGGTTTGGATCGCCTTGAATTGTGAGCGTTCCCCACACGTCCCGCACCCACGCGCTGGCCACTTCCAACTGTGCAAGTTCGTTGTCGCTCAACTTGTCTTTGCGCCTGGAATTTCGGTAGTAGAAATCATACATCGATTTAAGGCGGGGCGGCATCAAGAGCCGTGCGCCGGCGCGCAGCTTGTCCTCTTCAACCTGGCTCAATCGTTCGGTGCGATACTTGGCGTAATTGTCGAAGGAAAACGCCGTTGAAGAAAACGGGATGGATTCAATCCAGCTTTTCTTGTCGCTCTCAAGTCGCTTGGAGAACGCATTCAATGCCCGCTCATCCATCAGCCCGAAGTTGGCCGCCATGATGCCAGCCAACACACCCGGACCGCCCAACTCGTTCATGACATACCCGGCGATGGCCTGGGCGCGCTCCATGCCGCCGGCGTCGAACATCTGCTCATTGGCCGATGGGTGCATCGTGTAAGGATCTTCGGGGTTCTCTCCCGTGCCGATCATGACCATGGTGTTCTCAAGCGTGGTGATTGCGGGATTCAATCCTGGCGCCAGGTAGTCGCCGGCCCAGCTTCCCATCGTGTGCATCCAACCCTTGTCCGGCTGGCCGATCTGGTCATGCAACCCCGGCGCCGAAGCAAGCGCGTGATAAAGGAAAGTGCCCCATGTGATGCCCTCTTCGCTGGCCGGAATGCGAAAGCTGATAACCTCGAAATGATCGGGGATCTCCGAACCTTTCTTGAAGGTCCAAAATGGAATGTAACTTCCGGTTCGAGGATCGAAAAACATCAACGGCACCAGATCGTCCAAGGCCATCTTGTAAGGCGAGATACGGCGCATCACTTCGGCCATCACCGTGTCGTTTTCGTCATCATCCCCCGGCAAAAGCCATTTGACCAGGCCGCCGATAATTCCGCTGGCAATCGCGACCTTGAGCATCCGCGGCAACGCTTCCGACATCCCGAAGCGAGCCATGTAACCGTCACGGAAACGCGGGTCCCGCAGCATCTGGTAGGTCACGCGCAGACCCTGCAATCGGATTCGCGTCCATGGATAGAAGATCTCCATGAGGAAGGACCACTTGCCCGCCACCCCGGGATTGACGATGCCGGCGCGCCGAGCCACGCCCCGGGCGGTTTGCACGTCATGGCCAGCTTCCAGAGCCGCTTGGAAATTGTAAATCTTCTCGAAAGCCTCGTAGGCCGTGAAGGATTTGTCGGTCAACGCCTTGAACTTGCGCGCGCCCGTTCGCACTGGACCGGCCTTCTCCGGAACAGATTCCCGGATTCTGTGGGCCACAAACACCGGCAACGCACCGCGCGCCATGAGTTCGCGCGCGCTGGAAAGGTCCCGAACTTCCCCATAAGCCAAGTGCGGCGCCGGCAACGCCTGGCTCTCCACCAATTCCCGAACCAACGGCAGCATCGGTTTTCCCGTGGCCGCTTCGGCATAGTTGTAGGCCAGCTTCATCAACTCCATGGTGCGTTTGGGTCCGATCTGCTTGGCCAGAGAAGCGACACCCAGTTTCAGGTAGGCGGTGCGCGCGCCTCGGATCGGGTTGCGCCAGAATAAAAAGCTGGGCGTCAATTGCGTGTACACCGCCATGATGCGGTGCGTGAATTGGGCCGCCCCCTGGAACCATCGGATGTGCTCATAGAAATCAGGCATCGAAGTCGCCGTTTCCATGGTCTTGCCGCGGTCCCCCGGGATTTCCAAGACGTGCGGTTGGCCATTATCCCAAATCACGATGCGACTGGTGTTGTCGTGCTTGTGGGCGCGGCGGATGTCTTTGATCTGCGAGGAGCGTTTCAAACGCTGCCCAAGCTCCATCGGGTTGCCGGCCCGCTGCCAGATCTGCCGAATCAATTGAGCTTGGCGCTGCCGCTGCAACCAGCCGAACGAACTCACGACTTTGAGTTGTGTGGCGGCGGAAACATCGGCCACGTCCTTGGCGGTGCCTTTCTGCGGCATCACCCCGGCCCCAACGCTCCCCTCGAAATAATCCAGCACGGCAAATGGCACATAATTGTCCCGGTTGGGCGCAATCAATTCCTCCCACATTTTTGTCGGAATCAACCCGGATTCGTACATCCTCCGCTGAACGCCAAAGAGCAAGTCGCGCAGGTTGGAAGCAGCTTGTTCCAACGCTTGGAAACGTTCCGGACCCAGTTCTTCCCGCAACTGGTTCAACACGGATTGCGCGGTCTCGGGGGTCAACCCTTGGGGATTGAGAAGTTTGCCTCGGACGTTGAACGCCACCATGAACGACTGACCGGAGACACCCAAATCGGCATTGTCGATCTCACGCGTCACCCGGTTGACCAACGCTTCTCCTTGGTCATGGATCTCGCGCAGGATGACCGCGCTCAAATCGTAAATCTGATCCGGTTCAGCGCTTTCCACTGCGTCGATATATTTGTCGTTAAGTGCGGGGTCCACCGCGACGATCAAACGCAAAAGCGAACGCGCATCCTCCGGGTTCTCCTCAATCCACACCCCCGCCGCGCGCCGTTCTCCAATCACGCGTCGCGCCTTCGTATAGGAAAGAAGAGCGGCTTGGGCTTGGACCGGATCGGCGGAAACCTTGTCAATGAGCGGTTGGACATTGCGCAAGTAATCGTCGAACCACACCGACATTTGATTGGCCGCCCATGTGTAGGAAAACTCCAATTGTTCGGTCAGGCTTTTGCCTATCTCGCGAGGGCGCCCTTCCACTTCGAAGGCCCGGTTCCACACCGTCATCAAAGCACCCAAGAGCCGGTTCTTGATCGAGGAAGTTTCGGCAGTGCGGTCTTCCATGATTATGTCGTGCGTTCGAACCACAGCGTCCTTGTCCTGATCGATCAATTCTTGGGCCATCGTTTCGCCCTGCAACCAAGTTTCCACTTCACGGTAGGCGCTCTTGAACGCCGGCTTGGCATCGCGCAAATCCTGGAAGGCATCAAACAACTCGGGGTAATTCTGATTCACCCAATCAGGATCATTGAACATCGCCGATAGAAAATCTGCCAACAGTTCTTGGGACCTGTTCCGATACCGATCATTGGGACTGAACGGACCGCGCCACTCCGCTGAAAGTGCCTTGGCCTGATTCTTCAAATGCGCGGCGCCCGCGATGTCCTTCTTGAAATCGAACATCGGTTTCAACCTTTGCGCGAAGTCTTTGCCCCGTCCGGTTGCCTCAATGGCCAGATCGATCCAATGCCCGATCTCATGGCCCAACATACGGGACGCCAGTTTTTGGTCCCACATCAGGCGCCCCTTCAACTCGATCTGCTGGGCTTTGGTCATGTATCGCCCGTAAGCCGTAACCAACCTTTCGTTGACCGTGGGGAATTTGGCGTGCCGCCGAAGCAGTTGAACCATGGCCGTGATGTTGAATGGCCGATGCTGCGGGACATTCTGCGGGGGCGGTTTGGGCGGTGGCCCCGGCGGCTGTTGCGCAGGTGTCTCCACGGGTTGCGTCGAGCCGTCAGGCATGGGCCGGGGCGTCGTTCGCTTGACGGGCGGATCGATGTCGGTCAAATCCGCGCCGGCGGCCATGTGATAAATCCAGTTCCTCAAATGGTCATCAGCACCGCGCAACAATTCCTTGGCGAACTTGGCTTTGTCCTTGTTGGATGCCTCGGCGAAAGCCAGCTTCATCCCATCCAAGTCGCGCTCGGCGTAACGCTCGCCCATCCATTTTTTGAACTGGTCATAATCAGGGAACGTGAATCGACCAGGACGCCTGGCTTCCAAAGCATCGGGGGATTCGGGTTGCTCTTCGGTCTTGCCAAAACGCCGGTCGAAGTAGGCTTCAACGTCCTCCTGTGAAATGTATTCAAGCTCGGGAGCTTCTTCCTCCGAGACGATGCGCGATTCTAAGACTTCCTCTTCTTGTGGCTGAACTCCCGAGCCAGTTTCCTGGGCGGGCACGGCTTCTTGGACTTGCTCGGGTTCTTGGCGCACATCGCCATGAATCTCCTCTGTCGTTCGGTCTTGGCTGGCATCTTGGCTTCCTTCGGTTTGGGTTTCGGTTGATGGGACAGATTGTTGACGGGCGCTCAATACGTTGACTGCGGCTTCCACGGCTCCAGGCCCAAGCTCTCCAATGGCTTCTTCGAACACGTCCCGCCACGCGTTGACGTTGCCCTCACTCACCAATTGAGCCACCGCCTCGCCGGCGGCACCGGAGCCGGTTTGCACTGCGGTTTCCAGCCCGGCTTTCTTGACAATCTCCTTGAACCCTTTAGAGCCCATGAGGAATTTGCCAGCCACCCCGCCGCTGAAAGCATCGAACATGGCAATGGGAATACCCCGTTTGACGCCGCGTTCCCGTGCCCGAGCGAGTTTATTGGTGTCCTTGAACGCCGCCAGAAGCGCGTCTGGATCTTTCAAATCAACTCCCTCTTCGGCCAGGCTTTCAAGAATGGCGTGGGCGTGTTCAATACTGAAAGATCCAGTCCCCGCGCCCACTGCGGTTCCAACCGGCCCAGCCACCACACCCCCCGCCGCAGCGCCCAACAATGCCTGAACACTGGAACCCAACCCTTGGGCCACGATGTTGAGCGTGACTTCAACGGGATTGGCAAGGAACGCTTTGACCGCATCCACTCCTTTGGCCTCGCGGTATTGCTGATAACCCGGGGCAAGTGATTGGGCTTGGATGTCCTTTTCCCTCGCCGCCATGCGCTCAACGATTTCCCTGCGATCCATCTCAACGCCCTGGCGCATATCCTGAAGTTTTGATTCAGGACCAACCAGTGAAGCCATGGAACCTGGACCAACTTCCTGCTCGGTAAACGCCTCCAGGTCATTGGGGCGACGGGAGAGCAGATCCATGTATCGCGGATCTTCCATGGCCTGGACAAAAGCCCTGCGTTCCTGGCGCATGGTCGGTCCCCCGGACGTATCGGCCAGACGGCGGGCGTCCATGGCTTGCTGCGTGGTTTTAAACCCCTGGGTGGCGGATGTGATGATGCCGGAGACCTGGCCGGGAGGCTGTTCTAAATCCGGCGCGGCCGGGGCTTGGGGTTGGTCAAGCTGGGAGAGGAGAAAATCTACGTCGCTCGGATCGGGTTCGGTGTCCCCTTCAACCAGTAGTGTGCGCCCCGATTCATCGATTATTTGATACTGGGGCATTGGGAATCACCAATTTGTATTTGCGCCCGTTCGGCGTGACAACCTCGCGCACGTTCTGAGGCGAAGTATCTGTATCAGGTTCCTTTCGATCCTTCACAAACTCCATGGCCGCCCGGTTGATCGTGTTTGTTTTGAACTTTTCAGGAAGGCTGTCGAAATAAGTTTTAACTTTGTCCGGAGAAACTTCCTTGTATTCCTGTCCACCGTACGAGTTTGACGGCAATAACATCGGCACCGTGGTTTTCTCTTTGGGAATGAATTGAAAGCTCTTTTCACCCCGCCGAAACGCACTCCCGCCACCTGGAAGAGGAATCATTTCAGGATCGAACGCTTCCTGACCAGATCCGGATCCAGAGCCGCCCATCCCATCGGGAATCGCCGCCGCCGGCAACCCCTGCCATCCGCGCCAACCCGTCTGCATCCCCGCTTCCCGAGCCGCGCTCTCAACGTCCATGCCCGCGCTGATCTTGGTCTTCACCAAATCGCTATACTCCCGCTTCAACTCTTCCTCCATCAACGCCCGTTCCATTTCGGACGCCGCGCTTTGCTCTTCGATGGCCAGTTGCCGGTCGATAAAGGACAGTCGCTGTGAATCATACGCCTTCTTTAACTCGATGTTTTGCTGGGCGATTTGCGCTTGGCTCTCCGAAGCCTTCCGGCTGGCGTCCAACTGCATCAAGTCAACCTGATGCCTCATGAGCGCCTGCTCGGCTTGCTGGGCAAGTTGTTGGCGCTGGAGTTGGGCGTTGATGGCCACGCGCTGGGCGTCCAACACCTGGCTCTTGGCTGTTGACGCCGCCCCCACCAGATTGGGGCCGCGCGCGAACGATGAGAAACTGGGCATCACTGGCATGACTTACCTTGGTTGAAAGAGGTTCATGGTGGGGGTTGCTCCCCGGATGAACGGCGTGGGCAACGTCGTATGCGTGGTTCCCGGTCCAATCTGATAACTGATGGGCTGGAGGGATTGCTCATAAAGGTCATACTCCTGTTGCGCGAAGCGTTCCGGAACAGAGATGCTCGCCGGATTCAAAAGCTCAGGCACCGGAGTGGATTCAATGGCCGCACCCAAGTTCTGCATGCCTTGTTGCTGCAATCCCATGGAAGTCTGGCCCAGTGCTCGAAGGTAAGCCGCCGAGGCGTTGGGGGAACCGGGCGAACCCGTCATGATGCCACGCTCCGCGGCGCTCTGCAAAATTTGGGACAACACGTCATCGGGCACTTCCCCTTCCAACTGTGACCCAATCACGTCACTACGCTGCCCAACCATCGCGTCGTAACCGGGCAGGTTGGCGCGGTAGGGAGCCACCGCTTGGTCAGTCATGAAGGCGTTGGTCTGCGCGGCGATCTGTTCGGGCGGTGCGTCGAAGTAGTAGGGGCGGGGTGGGGCAACGCTGGCCGGCTGTGAACCGCCAAAGCCGAACTTCTCCGCGTAAGTTGGGCGATTGATTTGATTGGTTCCCCAGCCCGTCATCGGAACTTGCCGGTCGAACAACGATTTGAATTCAAAGGCCATGGTGCTAAATCATTCCAATGTTGACTCGGCGAAGGTCCGCGTCGCCGAAGGGCGCGAAATTGATGGCCACGGATTCTTGGCCGACGTAGTGGTTCAATTCTCCATTCAAAAGTCGGATGGCTTGCTGGTGCTTCTCCTGGGCCATCATCTTTGCGCTGGAGGAATCGACCTGCGAGTAATGCACGCTCATGGCTTCCTCGATCAACGCTTCCTTGTTCTGGATCAAACAGTAATCGGTGTCCGTCACCACCGGAAGCAACTCCAACTTCACAATGGCCCGCACCTGGATGGTGTCCGCGTTCACCGTCGCGCAGCATCGCGAGGGCATGTTGTCGAAGTAATAGCGCCGGTAATAAGCAGTTTCCTCCCCCGGTTCCATGGTCAGGAGCAACACTTCCTCGCCCGTCAATGGGTCGGCCTGGTAAATGTTGATCTCCCCCGCCGTGATGTCCTTCTGAATGCCAGTCAGCGTTTGGAACGAGAAAGGCGTCGTCACGAAGGGCGAATCCAAGGTCAGAAAAACTCCCTGCACCCGGTTGGCGTTGTCTTGTGTGAACACGGTCACAAAATTTTCGTCGGCGCCCTGGATCAAAACGCGTTTACCAACATCCTGGGGATCGGTCAGGTAAACTCGAATCAGTTGGGGCGCATTGGTCATGTCCGTGAAGCTCACCGCGTTGTTGCGCGTGAAGACCTGCCGTTCCCGCGGACACTGACTCTGACATTCCTTGGGCATCCTACCATTCCCGAAGCGAAGGTATTCGTAGAACTGATTGTTCAGTGGCACGGGTTGATCGCACATAACCAGCGTTTCCAACCGCGCCACGCTCCGGGGCGTCGTGAGATAGGGCGATGCCTTGGGGATGTTGAACGCCATCTCCGCCCACGTCCCCCACCAGCCCGTCTCGCCGGCTTCCTTGGCGTAAATGAGCCTTTGCTGGGCGGCGTTGACGAACTCAGCCAGCCGGGCCACGTCGCTCTGGCACATTTGCAGAAGCTCGGGCAAGCGCCCGGTGCGAATATCGTAAAGTCGAAGGCGTTTCATGTGATCTCCAAAAGGCCCTTGGGCGCGTTCTGAACGGCGAAACGTTTGGTCGGGGTGAAAACCACGTCCCAAGGCATCGTGAATCCCGTCTTGACCGATTCAACCGTGTCAGTCGCCGGGTTGAGAACGGTGATGGAACCGGCGTTGCCATCGGGGATGTAGATGCGTTGGGTCACTGCGTCGTATCGGATGTGTCGCGCCGTTGATCCAATCGTGTTGGTGTTGATCGTGGATAATACATGATCTCCCGTCACCTTGATAACCGCCAGGGTCGTGGGCGCAGCGTAGGTCAGGATTGGCGCGTACCACGCCCCGTTGAGCGGGCAGTAACACACCGCCACCGGGTAGGTGTTGGCCGGGATCTCCGGGAAATCTACTTCCCATTCCTGGCTCCAACCCGCCGCGAACGAGAAACTGCGGATCTCGCCCAACGTAGAAGTCACTTCGCCCCGCGCCACAATCGGCCTGTTGTTGTCCGTGTCGATGGAGTTATCCCCCCAATTGGTGTCCGTGGCAGTCGTGACAATCCGGCCAAACTCCATGCTTCCAGCCACGTTGGTCGGGTCAAATCGGTAGAGATAATCAAAACACCAAGTCCCAATGACGTTGGTTCCGTCAGTCACCAAATCCCGATGACCACATTCGTTGCGAATAACCGTCAGCGCCGTGCTGTTGAAGTACTGCCAGAACTGCAAGGGCGTGTTGCCCAAGGTCGTGGGATTGATCTGGTAAAGATCCCGTTCCTGGAATGGATCTCCCGTCGGTGTCAGCGTGGCATCGTCCGGGAAGGGCATGGTCGAGAGTGACACGCCCGCAATCAACCGCCCGTTGGCCGCAACAATAGTCGAAAGACCGATGGCGTTGGGCGAGAAGATAGCCGAGTCGATCAATGCCCCGGTCATGGCGTTGAACTTGAACACCCATGGACCGCGCACGCCGAAGATGGCGTCTGCGCTGGCCAGATACGTTGCTGAATCAAGTGGCATGTCGGATGTACTCGAATTGATGGTCAACTCTTTGGCGCAGGCCATAATCGCTAAGCATAGGCAACCGTCGGGTTGCGGATTTCCAGGAACGTTCCATCGGGCGGCGTAGGGATGGTTCCATTGATCGTGTGCACAATGTCTTCGGCGGTGAATGCATAATTCTGCACGGTCTCTACTCCGTTATCATTCACAAAGCGAACGCTCGCAACATAATTCTCCCCGGCAAGCAGTTGCGTGAAGTTCAGAACGAACGCCACACTCGTCCAGCGCGATTGGAATCCAGTCGTGCGCGGGCGGCTCTCGGCCACCCGTCCGATGCCCGTAATCACCACGGATTGAGCCAGGGCTTGGGCATCGGTGTATTCATCGGAGAGAACCGCATCGAACTGATGATCAAAATCGATGATCAACGAGGAACCGGGACCGCTTCCAGATGGGAAAGCCACATTGGCGATGGGCGAAGCTTGAAACGAAAAGCTCGCCACGCCAGCCGTGTGCACGCCGGCCTGTGTGGCGCTGGAAGGCGTCAACGCCGATCCACCACCCGGGAATGCGCCGAACAAATCGCTGCCGTCATATGGTGAATTGGTGGCGAACCCTGGCCAGCTTTTCCAGCCAATTTCATCAACGTAAACGTCCGGGTTGGGGCAACTATCGCATGTTTTGCTGAACAGTTCTCCGTTGTTCACGCCGAACCACGGCCCGCAATACCCGCGCAGTTGCGGGCTCGAACCTTGAATGAGAACGCCCGGGCCGTTGGGGCTGCTTTGGCAGGCCGTCTTCAAGACTTTCTCATACTCACTGGTCAACGCGCCCCCAAGATCATACTGGCTCAAGCCGCTCCAATCGTATCTCCCAGCCCCCAAGAACACCGTGCCAGACGATCCAAAGGTGCGATAGCCGCTCTTGCTGTATCCCGAGAAGGTCAGGGTGCGGTACTTTTTGGGCGGCGTGGAAGCAAAGCCCTGATACTCCGAGAATCCAAGCAGGGTGGCGATGCGCGTCGTCGAAAGCGTGGTCAGGCTCACCGCCGGCGGGTAGAAGCTCTTGTCCGCCGCCTCGCAAGCCAAATCCACCACTTCAACGCTGAAAGTCGAACTGGCCGCGGAAGTCGGGGTGCCACTGATCAACCCGTCGTTGGAAAGACTCAAGCCCGCTGGCAATGATCCTTCCGAAATACGCCACAGAAAATCGCCACTCCCACCATCGACGGTCAATTGGTGCGAGTAAGCCACGCCGACTTCGAAATCTGGCAATGTCCCATCGACGATCTCAATCGAATACACCGAGTAGGATTTCTGCATGAAATTCCCGTTGGTCGCAGTGACTCGAAGCGTGAAGATGAACTGGCCCGATTCGGTCGGAATCCCAACCAACCGAGGCACGCCTTGGGAATCGACGGCGAACACCATGCCGGTCGGGACTTGGCCGGCCACGATCTGCCACAGCATTTGAGTAGGCTCATCAATCGCGCCGGCCGCAAAGAATCCGATGGTGCTCAGTTCTCCCACACAAACCTGGCACTGGGCGGGCGACAAACAGATCCGGTTCAAGTTGGCCTGTTGGCATGCGTAACTCCGGGCCACCGCGTCGGCTTCCTCCTGGAAGGGCGCCGTGAACGTTCCCGCCGGCACCGTGTAGGTAAAGGGCGTCCCGTCCGGGCAATTGACCGTGCAGCTTTGGGCGGCGTTGAGGAAAACTTCGGTGCCATTGCAAAAAGCTTGCTGGCGCAGTGCGCACAGATCGGCGTCTTCTTGGGAAACCAAGGAGACGCATACCCCCAAGCACCCGGTCTGATCCCAATTAGAGCCAAGGGGTGGGGTGATTACCCCATTGATTACACGAACGAAGGTCGGGCCATCGAGCGATTCACTGGTCAGATTGGCCAGCGCTTCATCATCCGGACACAGAACTTTGTTGTCGCAGGGGAATGGCATACGTCTTTCAAAAATAGCATACGTCTTTCAACATACAGGATCGGCGCCTTCCGGTCGCAAAAGCATTTGGGCCTTCAAAATCATCCCGCGCACACGGCAGTAACCCTTGATCGTAATACGCAACTGAAACTGATAGCCGATGTGCGCCGGCCTCTTGCCCACGCTGGCGCAGTGTTGCGGCGGTTTGGGCAAATTCATCATGGAACGGTACGACGGCCCGAACTCAGCCGGCGGATACCCGCAGGAAGCCTGCGTGTCCTCGTTGCAGTTGCGGGCGCTGCATTCGGTCCATTCATGCCAGAAATACCAGCACGGATCGCCGTCCGGGCGCCATTCGACTTTGAACAACACTTCCCCGGAGAGTTTGTCTACCCACAATTCCAGGCCCGTGAGCTTTTTAAGGTTGAACTCTTTGTTCCACGTGAAACTTGGCGTCTCGATCAGCCACGTGATGCGCGATTCTCCTTCCGGGTTGGCTTCACTCACCACCCCGTTGAAGTCGCTTCGCAGATGGTTGGTCAGTTCCCACAGTTGAATCGAGGAATCGATGCGCGAAACCACCAAGCCAAAGCACCGTTCCAACCCTCCGAAATCCGCGACGGACAATTGCAACCAATCCAAGCCTTCATACATGCCTTCCCAGTTTGCCGATGCATCATTGCCGAACGTGCTTACTGGAAGGAAGTCCATGGGTAAGATCGCCTGATTCACTACCCCACGCGGGCTCATCTTGGGAAGAGTGGCCTCCAAAAGACGGTTATCAAATGTCACGCCGCTGCCAAAGCGCATCAGAGATCGGTCCACGAACTGCAAAACACGGTTTTCGTTGGCGCTTATTTCCTTGTTGCCCCAGGAGTTAAAATATCGAACGGCGGAAACCAAAGACCGTACACCCGGCTCCAGGGATTGGTAGAACAAGTCTCCGTTGACCGGCGTGATGGAACGGTCATTGACGGCGCCGTTGACCAACTGCACAACGGTTTGACGTGGTTGATTGTCTGTGTCCGCGGCGATCCAATCGTTTCGGGTCACAGGAACCACAAGGGCATAAATGGTTTTGCGGGTGAAAATGAAAAGTGGGCCCTGACCAAGAGCGGTGTCCAGATTGGCTCCATGCCTTAGGGCGCGTATGTTCCCCGAATTGTCCGGAACGCTGAATCCGTCTCCACCCACAGACAAAGGATTTTCAGTCACATTCAACACCGAGTCCTTGAAATTGTAGGGAGCCGTACCAGATCCGCCTCCTGCAATATCGCCGGCTGATGAGATGCGCCCTTGAGCATACCAAAGCCGATTCATGTGATAATCCATGGTCGTCGCGGCGGGGATCTCGTTGACTCCCGGTGTGCCCGGGGCCACTACCGTATTGGTGATGCCGATACTCCGCCTGAGTATCGCTCCATCCCAAAAGAGCGGCAGCGTCACCAAGTCGCCGGCTTGGATGACCAAGAACTGTTCGGCCTGGACGAAGAACGCCTGGTCCACGTCGGGCGGGTTGGTCAGGCCAAAGGCGGCACTTAGATTCGTGACGGCGAATGGAGCAACGCAATCGACCTTGAAGATGTTGCCGCCGATGCTCGTAACGAGATAGGGGCTTCCGCTGGTGGGCTCATAAATATACCCCCCTTGAAAGAGCGCCGAGGTTGTATCCACCGCCGCCAAGAGTTGCCATCCGCCACGCGGTCTGATACCTCCATCCCTGACGGTGGCATTGTAGAGCCACGCCAGTTGGTTGCGCGGCAAGCCACCCGGGTTGGATTCTGATTGGATCGTGGTCGTGCGAATCGAATCGACGCCCATGCTAAAATCCAGGCTGCCATCGACTATCGTAAAATCACTGGAACCATTAGCCATCGTCCGAAATAATTGCGCTAGCCGCCCTTACAAGCAACCCTTTAAGTTCAAACCATGGCAGTAAAAAAGTCCTCCGGACGCGTCGAGAAATACGGTGGGATGTGGACGCCCACCATGCACCCCCTGGCTATCGAGATAGAATGCATCCGCCACGGCGGAAAATGGACAAGCCCCAAGGGACGTGAAATCGGCAAAGGACTCTTCTTCCACTACATGGAAGCGCAGAAGATCGCCTTCCCATCCAAAGCATGGCACAAGTGGAACACGCTCGCCCTGGAGATGTTCCTGAACCACCAATACATAGGGGAACTTGGCTGCGCAGCGGCGGGAAAATCGGATGCCGCCGCCTCCGACGTTCTCATGGACTGGTACTGCTTCCCTGAATGCACGACCGTTCTAATCAGTTCAACTGATCTGGACAGTTTGGAGTTGCGCGCGTGGGGCATGATCAAGCGATACCACCGGGAAGCCAAGGAACGTTTTTCATGGATTCCAGGCCATTTGATCGAAGGTAAACGGCGCATCATCAAAAGCCGGCGAGAAGAATTTTCAGAAGGTCGAGATTTCAAAAATGGGCTGATGGCGGTCCCAGTGAAGAAGGGCAATGCCTGGGTGGGACTTGGTTCGCTTGTAGGTATCCACAACAAACGCGTGCGCCTATTAGGGGACGAACTGAACCTCATGCCGCGTTCCTTCATCGATTCGGTGTCTAACTTGGCCAAGTGTCCGGACTTCAAAATGCGCGGGCTGGGCAATCCCAACGACATCAACAACGCCCACGGCTTCATCTGCGAACCCTCAGCCGAACTTGGCGGATGGGAGAGCGGCGTTGACCAGCGCCCCGGCACCAAGACATGGCCGACGCGCATGCCCAACGGCGTGGCCATCCAGTACCCGGGCAGTGACTCACCCAACATGGATGTTCCCGAGGGTGAACCGCCTCCGTTCCCATTCCTTATCACGCGCCAACAGATGGCCGATGATGCCAAGATCTGGATGACCGATGACTGGCATTATCTCATGTTCAATGAGGGCCGCTTTCCCCGGGGCCAGGGGAGTCGGCGCGTAATCACCATGGAGATGTGCCGCAAGTTCCATGCGTTCGACAAACCTATCTGGCGGGACTCCAACCGGACCAGCATCGCCTTCCTGGATGCGGCCTACCGGGGAGTTGGCGGGGATCGGTGTGTGTTCGGCGAGTTGCAGTTCGGCTTGGCAGCCCAGGGGGATGCACCGGAGGCCGCCGGCAACATCATCAACCAGGAATTATTCCAGCCATCCGGGCGCATGCTGCTAAATCTGGTCGATAAAATGATCGTCCCCATCGCGGCGGAAAAAGAAAGCGACCAGCCCGAAGACCAGATTGCGCTATTCGTCATGGACCAATGCCAGCGCCGCGGCATCGCACCTTCCAACTTCTTCTTCGACGCGGGCATGCGAACGAGCCTGGTCACAGCCTTTTCACGGCTTTGGAGTCCGGACGTGGAGAGCATCGATTTTGGCGGCAAACCCTCAGACCTGCCCGTTTCCTCCGAGATACGAATCCCATGCTGCGATTACTTCTCCAAGCGCGTCACTGAGCTTTGGTACCTGGTTCGGATGATCATCGAATGCGATCAGTTCCGGGGCATGACGGTCGACGTAGCCAACGAAGGGTGCATGCGCGAAATCAAAATGACCGCCGGCAACAAGATCGAAGTGGAGAGCAAGAAGGACATGAAGGAGAAGACCGGCTTTTCACCCGACCTATTCGACGGACTGGCCGCCGGCGTTTGGGGCGCGCGGCGGCGCGGGTTCGTCATCAGCAAACTTTCACAGGCCATCATCAGGCCCGAGGACCGGCGCTGGAAACGCGATGCGCAGGATAAGGCGAATCGGTTTTGGAAACTGGGCCAGTTATCCGCCTAGAACTTCAAGGATAGAAAACCTGCACCAATGGCCTGATGATCGGCTTCGGCCATGAGTTGCTTCTCCCACCCGGCCCTTACGCCGAGATGCAAAGGTGAATCGAATAGTTGAGTATCCCACCGGATGCCGGCACCGATCAGGATATCATTTCTATCCGCGTTGGAAATGCTTTCCTCGAAGTTCAAGCCAGCCCCTCCGTACAGGCTCAAGGACGCCTTTGGCCCTTCATGGACGCTGAAGAGCAGCCCGCCGAAGCCTTCATCAATGAAGGTTCCTTTGTTGTCGTAGAATCGGCCCTCGGCGAAGAGCCCAAGATTCTCCGTGAACGGTTTTGGGTAGCCGTGGACACCGACAAACAAGCCGCTGCTGGCATTTTCGAAGTCCGATGTTTTGACGAACCCTCCGGCATCGAAGCTGAAGGTCGGCGTTTCTTCATTGGAAGCGACGGCAACCCATTCGGTGGCGTGAATATCCCCAAGGCAAAGAGCCAGGGCCAGTGTGAGAAACGATAGGTGTTTCATAAAAAAGCTAGTTTCGGCGGTCTTCCAATGCGGCCAATCGGGCCATGGTAATAGCCATTTGATTGAGCGCGTCGGCCAGGGAGCTCTGCGTTGATTGGATGTACTGGATGTCTTTGTCGTGCTGGATAGTTTTACTCCTTACTTCGGCAAACTCCACTTCCTTGATGTGGACCGTTCGCTGCAAACCCCGAAAGTCGAAGTAGAGCATTGAGAGGATAAAACACAGGAAACTCATCAACAGGTTTTGGAACCAGTTTGGAAACCCCTTCATGATTAATTCCCTAGTTTCGGATGACATTTTCATTCACTGGCTGAATCCGGCATTTCCGTATTTGGTTTGCGGATCAATCGCGTGTTGCCGCTGTCGTCTTTATGGAAGAGAATTTTGTCCAATCCAAGCTTTTTGCCTACCAAAACATGCGTTCCCCAAGCCACGGCCCATGCGATTGGGGCCACCACGCCACCCATCCAGTGGCGGGGGTCAATCTCAACTTGCGGTGCTTTGGACGGAGACAGGATGAAAGCATAGTAAAAGATGGCCACGGCGAACGTTGAGATGGGGATGTATTCGTTTTGGAACTTTGGAATGCTCTTGAGCACGTAGCCGAAGATCAAGATGGCCGCCACCCCGACGATTTCGATGGGGCTCGTCCACATCCATGAAAAGACCAGATCCACCTTGTTCAGGATCGCGCTGGTCTCGGAGGGAATGGAGTTGGTCATGGGGCAAGCACCCCCACGGGCGACGGCGGCGGCGCGCTGGGGACGACGCGCCAGAAGGTCTTGGGTTTCTCCACCTGCACGTTGAACATCACCGAATCCGGAAAGGCCGAAGAGTCCAATGAATTCCACGCCATCCAATCGCGCCATTGTGAAAGATCCTCGCTCGTCATCACCAAAGCTTCGTTGGGCATGTTCGTGAACCCGACGCTGACGGTGTTGGTCCCGGCGATTTGCTGCACCTTGAAATTACCCGGCGCCGTGGGAACGGGCATGATCTCAACAGTCACCTCGTTTGAAAAGAGCGACTCGCCCCATGCATTTTGAGCCTTGGCCGCGTAAATGTGAATTCCTGGCGTCACGTTGGTCAGGATATAGTTTGTGCCGCTGGTCTGGCCCACGACCGCATAATTTGTGCTGACGCGCTCGAAGAGAACATAATTCGTGACGCTTTCTTGTGGTGGGTTTGGGTCCCATGCGAAGTGAACGTTTTCGGCGCGGGCGCTCAGCGCGGCCACGGCCACCAGGAGGATGGCGCATTGAATTTTAAAATTTCTCATGGGTTGGGATGACGATTAGTTGATATAGTGTAAACCGTTTGAACTTCTTCCGCTGAGAGTGCTCTGTAATAAATAAGGAAGTCATCAATCCAACTGTTGGGATCGAAATTTCCACCTGAGTATCCTCCAATGTAGACTGGCTGCGTGAGAGCCCCGGGAGCTGTGAATGCGTTAGTTCCTACAGCAACTCCGTCGATGTATAATACTCCATCGGTCCCGTCGAAGGTTCCAGTCAGATGCGTCCATGTATTTAACGTCGGAGTCCCCCCAATCACGCCTCCCGCAATGTTACCCTTAATCCACCAGATGAAGCCCGGAGACGCCAAAGTATTAAGGCCAAGAAAATATCCAATAGTCTGTGTGTTCTCTGATACCCTTTCATAGTCTTGCGCCTGAGCACCACGAAGCCTGAACCATGCGGAAACCGTAAACGTATTTGTGATAGGAAATGATCCTGAAACAAGCAGGTCGCCTGCACCGTCGTAACTGGTGAACGCACTGTCCAAACCTGTCCAATTATTGGTGTAAACCGTGGGTTGCTTGGCAGTAACCGCTTGAATCCATGGGATCGTTAATCCTGTCTGATTCGCAAGATTACTCACCGTTCCGACAGCCGCCAAACACCAATTGCTTATTGACTGGTAGTCTATATCCCTGCCGATAAACCCAATATTTGTGACCGCCGTTTGATTGTTTAGCACCATTGCGTTTCCAGAGTAGTCACTGACCAGTTTATACCTGCCGGATAGCGCCACAACGAGTGCATTAGACGGGAGAGACGGAAGATCTGACGACGTTCCCCCCCACCATGAAAAAGGAACCACCGCCGCGGCGATGATGAACGTCGCGGCCAGTAAAACTCCTAAAGAAGCGAAGGATTGTTTCATCTGAAATCTTGCTGAATGACGCACGCCACTTCATTGGTTCCGAAGGGTCCTGGCATCATGGAAATCACATCCCAAGTGTCCGGGTCCGTGGAGATCGTCGGCGCAGTCCCGCCGGGCCACATCATGTGATAATCGAAACTCACACCGTACCCACCTGTTCCGTCGTTGAGCAGCAAAATATTTACGACCTGATCAAGATCCGTTGGGACATTGGTCATGATCAAGTGCGTGTCCCCGGTCAGAGTCAAATCAAAGCTCGTGCCCGTGTTCCAATCCACCCAAACGTTTGTTCCCGAGTAAGCCAGAGTCTTTCGCTCGAACCGGCTGGAATTGGTCGTGATCGTATAATTGTTGATGTTCGTCGTGGCGTTGATCGTCGTGGCGTAAAGGTTGGTCGTGAAGATGTAGGTGTTGATATTTGTCTCAATGGTAATTCTCCCTCCCCTAACTTCCGTGACATAAAGATTGGTGACGTACTCAACATTCACATAGTTGGTTTCGATGACGTAAAGATTCGTCACGATGGAGACATTCACGAAGTTGGTCTCCGTGACGACCAGGTTGGTAACTGTGGTGTCCCCCACCCCGAGCGCCGCGCGAGCTAAATCCGGATCTCCCGTTGTGGTCCATCCACTGCGCACGATGGCTTGGGCGACCAGGAACGTGGCCACAAAACAGAAAGCCGCGGTGAGGAAGAGTTTTTTGTTTTTCATGGAAAATCTCATCGCATCACACAATAAGAGAAATCCAGCCAGTGTCGCCCGCGCCGGTTTTCTTGACCCAAAACGATTCGTCCGTCGTGTTGATGTAGGTCGTGCCAGCCGCCGCGGTCACTGATCCTTCCGGATCTCCGGCGCCAGACAAACCGCCTCCCCCTCCGCCGCCCCCGCCACTGACGTTCTGGCTGATTTGGTCGAGCAACGCCAGTTCCATCATGTCAACAAGGTTGGCGTCTCCGTAGCAGCCAAAGCACTTGGCGTATTCCAGTAAACTTTGAGGATCAGTGGCGGCCATACTATCGAGAATGGTTAAGGTTCTAGCCAACATCGCCAGGCGCAAGAGTTGCGTCGAACTAGCCTGCCCGTAGCAACGGAAACAGTTGGCTTCGGTGAACAGTTCAGAAGGAAGCGTTGCGGGCATAGGTTACTCCATATCGTCCATTTGCATCGGGGGCGCGTTGGACTTGGGCCGGGCATACTCAACTTCCAATTCGTCATCGTAGATGCGCGTCACCTTCACGACGATGGAATCGCCCACTTCAACGTCCTTGCCCATGGTGATCGACTTGGGAAGCAGCGCCGTGGGGCTTTTCTTGCCGCTTGGATCTTCCGCCTGGGTGGATTCCATCTCCACGTCGCCGTACATTCCATCGTCAATAATCGCCATGGCAAAAAAGGAAGGGCTTGGATTATAAGCCCCCGTCAACCGCCCAACCCTTCAGTCACGGTTGACGGGGGTGTGCCGACAACCCTATTCGCAATTCGGAGGAGCCGAAGAGTAGCTCTGGCTCGGATAACCAGGATCAGGCGAGCATGGAGAGATCTCAGGGATGCATTCCTGTTCGCGCTTGTGGAAGTAAGCCCGCATGAATTCGGTGTGCAACGGGCGGATGTAATACTTGAACCACGAAGCAAACCGGCCCTTGTTTCGCCACGGATTGGCAATCACCTGGCCCGATGCATCGGCGCCCAAGTTGTCCATCTGGAATTCCCATCTGCCGCCAAAATCAATATGGCCGTAAGGCATTGCGGGATTGAGCGGGGTCGCGTCCGGCACCAACAGTTCCATGCCCTTCTTGTGCATCTGAAAACTGATGGTGAACTGGGCGTTCTGGAAGTCTTCATTGACTTCCGAACCGATGCCCGGCGCGCCGCCCGCGCCGCTGGTCACGACGTTGTTGAACGGAAGGATGATTTGGTAGCGGAAACGGTTGGGAGCCGCGCCCGGGCCAAGATCAGTGACGAAGTTGAAGCGCAATCCCATTTCGTCGGACCTCACCAGGTAGTTTCCAACTTGGCCCGAAAACCCGTAGCGCCAATACTCACTGGCTGCACCCCATTCGCTGAACCGCCAGTTATTGACCACGGTGGGCGATGAACCGCCTCCGGTGCCCTGGCGTGTTCCCAAACGTTCCAAGCCTCGAACCGTGTCCAGATCGGACACCAACTCGATGAACGGGAGCGTTTCCTTGAATGGATTCTCCCCGGCGTAGCCTTCCAACATCGTGCGCGAGAAGTTTTTCTGCAACATCTGAGGCGCCAGCAAGAAGACATTGGCCGGGTCCACGGAGGTATCGAAATAGATTTCCTCATCCGGAAATTGCGCCGGCGTGGTCCATTGGAAGGTGAATTCGCTCATCGCACTGTTGGCCGTCGTGTGGTACTTGGCCCACTGCAAGGCGCGTTTTCGAAGGAAACTGCTCGATATGGTCGTCGTAGCAGGCTTCAAAATCTTACTGATAAGCTGATCAATGTGCTGCATGGCGTGCGTGATGTGCATCGCCTGGTTGTAACAGATCATGGGCGTGGCCCAGGTCTGTTCTTCGGCGTAGTAAGTCAGCCGGTCGGCGCCCATACCGATTTGATTTTCGGTTGGATCGCATGGATTGCCCGTGCAACCCAGCCCGTTGGCCACAACCCGATTCCATTGCTTGGTCGTGTTGGGGTGAACAGATCGAAGACGGTCTTGGGTGATTTCGACGGGCGTACCCATCGGAGTAGTTCCCGTGCTGATATTGTACAACCAGCCATCAGTGGGCCGGATGTCCTGCATGATCATCTCGTCAAACTTGGGGGTTTGATCGATGAAGAACTGCTTAAAATCGCACGCCTGAATAATGCTGCTATCGGGACAAGCCATAAGTTTCTAAAACGTAAAGGTTTACACTTTACACGCAGTCCATCGATGCAACGTTGCATCGAACGGTTTTCTTGCGTGGGGGGCGTTTTAGAAGCTACGCCTTTAGAAGCGGGCACCGGATTAATGGCTCCGGATTGGCCTGCCGACCGCTGCCCTTCCAATCGGCAAAATTTCTGTTAAAGGACAACTACTGGGCCAAGCGTTACACCCGGCCAGAAAATCTGTCAACGCTTTATCTGGCTCTCTTTTTGAGTTCGGCTTCCACTTGCTGGCGCCATGGACCTCTTCCTTGAGGTTGTTCAGAGCCACTTTGACTGCCCGATCTGGCCGGCTCGCTTGCCTTGAATGACTCCAGTTCTTCGCTCAATTGGGCAATCTGTTTCTCCAGATTCTGGTTGGTCGCCACCAGTCGCCCGAAGGCCGCGGCCCGGTTCCGTAACATGGCGTGACTTCGGATGATACGCTGCCTCTCCTCGGGGGAATGGCGCGGGTCCATGGGGTTTTCACCCCATACCTTGTCAACCAGCGCGAAACCTTTGCGAAGCCGTTCGTTGCCGGACTGGTCTTTGGGATCTTCGCTGAAAAATTTGCCGAAACGTTCGTCCTGGGCGACTTCCTCGTTGGCTTGGCTCCAGTTCTTGGAAACAAACTCGTTCATTTCCTTATGTCTGGCCTCCATCTCCATAGCCTTTTGCTTCTCCCGCTCGGCGCCGACCTTTTTGGCTTCCTCCAATGCGCTCAATTGCACGTCGAAAAGACTCTTGATCTCCTTGCGGTGGCTCATCACGTCGTCGGCCAAATCCCCGAACAACGCCTTGGCCGCTTCCTTGGCCTTCTGGAGAGGAAGATTGACCAATTGAAGTAAGTCCTGAGCGTTGATCGGGCGCATCGTGCCGGCGTCATCGACGGTCAATTGGCCCAACTCGTCCATGGCCCGTTTCCAGGCCGCTTCGTAGGGCTCTTTGTACTGCTTCTTGAACTCATCGCTCTTCTGATAATTGACGTAGCGCAGTTCCTCTTCCATTTGGGCGGTGCGATCGGAAACTTCCTTGAACTGTTTCTGCAACGCTTCGTATTCCTTTTTGGCCGTGGAATTGGCGCGCGCCTCGGCAAGTTCCTTCTCCAACTGGGCGCTTTTCTTCTTATATTCCTCGGCAATCTTCCATGGACTCGGTTTCTTGCCCTTGGCATCTGGTTCCTTGGAAGTCTTCAGGTCCGCCAAGTCGTCGGTGTCATCCGCCGGCGGTTCGGGTTGGGGCTCTTCGGGCTCGGGCGCCGCAGGTTCCGGGGCAGGTTTTGGCTTGGGATCGGGCTCGGGCGGCGCGATGGATTGCGGGTTGGACTTGTTGGCTGACTTTTGAAGATCCTCGAACATCTTGGCCTTGCGCGATGTGGGCTTGGGCGCATCGGGCGGCGGGGTCAACTGGTCCAATCGGATTTCCCCCGTGCTGGGCGGAAACGCGCTTCCGGAAGGTTTTGGGGGTGGCGCGGCGGGAGCCGGGGTCGGGGGTGGGGCAGCGGGTGCTTCAGGCATTGTGATTTAATTGGGCTGGGGGTTGGTGTTTGGGGATTTCGGGCAAGACGCCCAAATCCAGGAGAATTCTGCAAAAATCATGCGCGCCGGCCAGTTTCCAATGCATCGCGGCGGGGTCCAAGTCGGCCTTGGCCAGTTGATGCGCCAGTTCCAAAGTCGCCAGGTCCAAAACCTTCTGCATCTCGATTTGGTTGACGAACTGCCCGACGGAGCGAGCCTGGTTTTTATCCTGATGAAGACGTTGTTTTGGGCTCATTGGCTTCTTTAACCGATTCGCGGGTTATTTCGGCGGCGGTGCGCACGTTCTCGCGCTCCTGTTCGGCAGCAAACTCTTGGGCGCGCCGTTCCTGTTCCATCTCGAAGGCGATCTGGCGTTGGGCGGTTCTCTGCGCATGGCTTTCGCGGGTGTTCTCCGCCTTGGCTTGGGACTGCATCATCATGGCTTGGATCTTCGCCATCGCTTCCGGGTCGGGTTGATTTCCCTGTTCTTGGGCCTGCGCTTCCATGGCTTGCTGCAAGCGTTGCACGAATCCCTTGATCAAATTCTGTAGCTCATGGGTCTGTTGGTTGAATTCGGCCACGATCTGCTTAGCGCCGGGGTCCTGAGCGAGAATGGCCATGTGCTCGACCATGTGGCGCATCATATTGTCGAGTCCCTGCAACTCTTCGAGCGTCCCCATGTTGTCGCGCTTGCGGATCTCGGCGATTTTGAGCGCGATATTCGCCATCAACGCTTCCACGTAATCGACATGGTTTATGCCGCTCTTGATGGCGACCGGGAAGCCGGCCATGAGCGCGCCCGTGGCCAACTGCGCGTCGTGAACCGAATCGGAAATCTTGGGCTGCTCCGGGACCAGGGACAACGCCTGGCCCGGGTCGTCGGTGTAAGCCAGAATGGCTTTACGTAGGATCTCCCGCTGAGGTTGCGGGTCCAGGGCTGGGCGCAGTGCCAGCAACTTCTCGGCAATCGCCAGTTCCAATGTCTTGTTTCCGGCACCCATGACGCGCTCGGCCTCGATCTCCCAACAATCGGCATCCAAATACTCCTCTGGCACGCCGCGCCTCAAAACTCGCTCCCGGAATTTGCGCACGTCCGCGTCCCGTGAATTCTTGCGGCAGAATCGCCTAAAGATCTCACGATACTCGACCATTTGATACTGGTAAGCCTGAGCCAGGCCCGCGGAGACCAGTTGCACGGCGGTTTGTTGCTCGCCCATGAACTGGGTGGCGGTGATTTCCCGGCGGTCGGGCGCGTTGATCGTGTTGCCCGTGTAGGACTGGGCGTTGCGCTTGATCAAATCGCTCATCCGCTGCATGCCCAGGGTGATCAATGGCGCGTTGGGCTGGTAACGCTCGGCGGCGGGCACGAACTCGATGCCTTCCTCGATGATGCCGCGGCTCGACAGTTCCACCTTGAGCGCCCGTTGCATGTCATCGGCGTTTTTCACTCGAAAATACATGAGCAACGACTCGAACACCGCCTCGTTGAATCGGCAGTTGAGCCGGTTCTGAAGGTGGCACACCGAATAGAGTAGATACCCCAAGGAACGCACCGAATGGTAGTGAAATGGGGCCACCGCTGAAAGGTCTGCGAATTGGAAATTGACCAGTTCACACAAATGATCTGCCACCACCCGGTCGCTATTGTAGAGCCATTGGCCGCGCGCCCAGGTTTTGCCAGGGTCCGGATCGGATTTGGCGCCGCTTGCAAGGGGTGAAGGGCTGGTCCAAGCGTCCAAGATCATACGCCGGCGCCATCCGCTGTGTTTTTTGCGTTCGTCGTAGAAGTAGAAGTCCCATGCGTTTATTCGAGGCGCGGCGTCGCTCGCGTAAACATCCCCATCGCTCTTGGTGCGTTCCTCCTTTTTCTCTGGCGCCCATGTTTCCGGCCAATTGTTGTTGGCGTAGATGCGGGTTTGTTCATCCAGCCAGTCGATACTTTGATTGACGGCCTTCATGTTCCAGCCCGCATCGACCTTCGCTCCGCGCGTCAATCGCATCAGTTCGGGCGCCTTGAAGCTCCGGTAAAGCGCCAGGAAAGGAAGGTTGTTCTCGGCTATATCGGATAGCAACGTCTGGCTTGGGATCATCACGTCCTCGATGCCTAGGGGCTTCGGACACCATCTGTCCTTGTCGGTGAATATCGATGGGCCGATGCCGTGCAGGATGGTTTGGGCAAACTTGGCTCGGAAAGACTCGTAAAACCCAAGGGAACGCTTCATCACCTGGTTGATTTCCTTGGTGACGATGGCGCCCCAGGCTTCGCGCTTGTGGACGGGTCCAAGGTCGGTGCGGGCAGTGAAGCAGGTTCCCGGTTTGGTGAAGGCGCTGGCGAACTGGGTGCGCGCGTCGTGCAGTTCCCGGGTCAGCGTCAGATCGTTGACGTTGATTTTGATGCTATCCTTTTGAGCATCCTCCTCCGTGTAGGGAGGCGAGCCGTTGGCCAGAGAGTTGATCATGGCCCGGTTCAACGAGCGCGGGTAATCGGAGAGGCGCATCTGCTGGCATACCATCTCGACCTCGGCGGGATCTTTGAATAGAGCCATAAGACAATGATTTACGCGCTATCAGAGCCAACCTCAAGAACTTCTTGGGCGGCGAAGGCTTTGACCAGACGACATTGCCTGACCCATTCGTTGCCAAGCATCCCGTTGGAACGGTTGTGGAGCACTTCGGGATTGGCCAGCCAATCCTTGGCGTCTCGCTCCCTCCATTGGGATGGAAGTGAGATGCGCGCGCCGGCAAGCGCCGCCATTTTGAGGCGTGAATCAGTTCCGATACCCCACGCTCTCCCGCCCGATCCGGCGACCACGACCGCGCCATGAAGGCGGTTGCCGATGTAGCCCTTGGCCGTGGAGTACAGATCCAAGTAACCTTGGGCGGTCGCGGGGCGTTCAAGAATTCTGTCTTCCGGCCAGCCGAGCCGCATGGCCAATTGCTCTTCGGGCTCGTTGTGGCCCAGGAAATAAAAACCATGGGCCTTGAGCCAGTCGGAAACGTCCTGGATTTTTTCATCCCAAACCGCAGATTGGCGCGGGTTCAAGTTCTTCTCGTGCGTGGCCCCTTCCATCAGATTGCAGATGAACCGTTCCTTGGGTTTGGCGTCGAGCAGACAGAACGCCGCCGGGCACACGCTTTGGATGATGCGCGAGTCTTCGATGATCCAGTTGCGTGAAACCAGCGCCCAAGATTTTTGAATCACTTCGTCAACAGCCTGGGCAAACCTGCTGGAAGTTGGCAGCGGCCCAACGGCATCGCCAACGCCCAAAACCAGGATCTTGGATCTGTCCTTGAATAGCCAACCGCGTACGAGCGCTCCCCACCAGGGATAATCCTGGCAGTCCTCGAAGAACATGGGCGACCCGCACCAAACGGCTCGGTCGAAGGGGCGTTCGTGGTAATGGGCCGGGTCATCCTTGTTGAGTAGATCGAAGGTAGCATCCGAGTCCGCGCGCCGGATCATGTCTTCGATGGCGATCCGGATAAATTCATCGCCCGGGTTTTCGTTGTCGACGTTGGTGATTAGAAGCCATTTCATGGTAACATGAATTTTCCGCCTGCCTCGATCCAGTCAGCCTGTTTGCGTTTGATTTCCGACTCGTAATTCCAAGCGAATAGAACAGCCCTTGGAGTTCCAACATCTTTGAATTCTGATTCCGCGTGTACGGGGATATCGGTGCCGGGGCTTAAGGTTCCGACTTTTCTAGGATTGCAATCAAACAGGCATTTTAAATGTGTCTTATCCAGTTTGGCGGCTTGAATCCAGACGGTGCTTTTGGCCGGTGCTCCGTATCCAACCAATGAAAACGGAGTGTCACTATTGGTTGCCATTTTATGGAATCGCTCGATTTTTATTTTTGAATCGCTGGCAAATGTTTCCCAATCACTGATATTGATGCCCATCTTTGAATAAACCAGTTGATGTGTGTCGGGATGTTTGTTGAGAAAGTAAACCGTGCTGCCGCCGTGGACCGCAGAGTAAAGCACTTGGAAGCATCGGAATGGAGTTTGCGCCAGTAGTTTCCACATCGAATAAGGTGTGATGTAACTCAAGTGTTCGTGGTAAACCTGATCGAAGTAGTTTGACCTGAGCATGCTCACCGCGTTGGGCACTTCGATGGCCACGACCGTGTCTTTGGAGCACAAACAATCCAAAGCTTCCATGGTCCCTTTCCAATCGTTCATGTGGGCAAAGACGTGCCTTGCGACGACAAGATCAGGTTTGAACCTTGCCAGCGCCTCATGCGCCGCGCCGATGCCCCACATTTTTCGAATGGTGGGAACACCTTGTTCAAGGGCCGACTTGCAGAATTGAACGGACGGGTCGATGCCCAGCACTTGCCGGTCAGGCACCGACTTTTTCAAGTGGGCCAAAAACGCGCCGTCGTTGCTGCCGATCTCCACGACCTTCTTGGCGGGCGTAAGTTTCAAAAATTCATCAATCAACCAATCCCAGTGCGCGCGCATGGTTTGGGTGGTGGAAGTCGAGTAGGCGTAATTGGCGTAGAGAACGATGGGATCGACGACAACGGAAAGCTGGCCCAGTAGACACTCCGGGCAGAGCAACAGTTTCAAGGGCACCATGCCTTGGCGCGCGTGGCCCGGAGGTCGAAAGTCGTTGGCCAAGGGTTGCACTCCCAAGTCTAGAACTGGAAGCAGTTCATTGGATTGGCAGATGCGGCAATGGGTGTGTTCGATATACATGGGTTGAGGAGGTCCAATTGTTAAGGGAAAACTCGACTGATTCATGCACGGTCATGATTTCGTGGCCCAAAGCTTTCTCCAACTTCTGGCAGGAAAGCACACAGTTGGATTTGATGGTCTTGGGGTAGCGCAGTTGAAATTCTTCTGGACTTTCGAATTCTGGATTCCCATTGATGCCACGGGAAATTCGCACCATCTTGGAAAGTTCCTCGCTGGAAATGGCGCCAGGGTTGGTCAAGTGGTAGATGCCGGGGTGGGCGTTTTTCATGAGCAACTCAACCATGTGCCCAGCGGCCTGAGTGCGGTTGGTCAAGGAATTATCCCAACTACATATCCAGTGGAAGTTCGCCATTTTGGTGAGCAGATTGCGCGGATGATCGAACTGGTCGAACAAGAGGCGCACGCGAAAGATGTAGTTGTCCGGATTGGCGGCCACGACCAATTCGGCGGCGTGCTTGGAGGCAAGGTAGATGCCGGGGTGCTGGTCCCAAGTCAATTGCGGGGCATCCTCTTCGCTCCAACCTTTTACTCCATTATCTCCTTGGAAGAGGCATCCGGTGGAGATGTGTACCAAGGTCACTTCGCAAATTTGGCAGGCATGGGCCAGTTCGACGGGCAAGAGATAATTGCCGCGCACCGTTTCCAGTGGGGACTCTTCGCAGTCATAAACCGAATTGGGCGGTATGAAGGCCGCGGCGTTGATTACGAAGTCCGGATCGGCATCAGTGATTTGTTCAACAAGATCGGCGAATCGCGATGGAAAATGCGCGTCGATGGTGCCCGCCTGCCATGTCATGCCTTGATCGTCCAATGCCCGGGTGATGGCGCTGCCCAAGTAACCGTTCGAACCGAATATGAGAATCATAAGTTAGAATATTCCTGGTATCGTGTTTTTGTTTTTGTCGAGCCACCAGCCCCATTTGCGTTCGAGCGTGGCGTTGCCCGCCTGAACCCAGGGCAGGAACTCCTTGAACTTGCTGGTCGTGGCCGCTTCATCGTGCGTGGCCATGGCGTGGGGGGTGTACATGATCTTCCAACCGGCCTGCCCCATGGCCAGGGCGAACGCGTCATCCTCGGCGTACAGAAAGAAGTCCTCGTCAAACGCGCCGCACCCATAGAAAGCTTCCCGTCTGACGAGTACGCTGGTTCCGGTAACGTTCTCCATTTGGATGGGTTCCTTGACGGTGTTGTGCCATTGGCGGTTGTCGAACAGGCCCCAGCCGCGCATGCCCGGGTTTCTGAACTTGCCGGCGTGACAGATCTGGCCATTTGGGTATCTCAACAGATGGCCCACCATGCCCACTCCGTCGGTCATGACCTCCATCATTTTCTCGCGGCAATCGGCGGCCGGGTAGCAGTCATCGTTCAAGAACCACAGAAATTCTCCGCTGGAATGGCGCGCGCCAAAGTTCATGTTCTTGCCGTACCCGAGCTTTGAGAATCGGCTCGACACGTAGCGGACCTTGGGATGGGTCGTGGCGCCTGGCGGGATGATAGCATTTTTCTCTTTCGTCACGATGACTTCATCGACCTGATTGATGACGCTGGCGATGCATTTGTTGAGCCGGCCAACCGGCGCGTTGAACGTCGAGATGATGCAGGAGACCTTGCCTTTTTGTGAAAGCCGATCATTGACGGCTTTGGCGATGATCGAGGCGTCCAAATACTGGCATGGGGGAAGGTGCTGGTTTTTGGGGCATATATTCTTCTGGCAGTTCAAGCAGTCCAAAGTCCCTTGCACGCTCGTATAATCGATCAAGTCGGAGAGATGCAGTTGGGGGCTTGAAGATTGTTCGATGGCCACCAGGGGAGTGCGCAATGCCGCGGCGATGTGGAGCGGGCCGGTGTCCACCGAAACCACAAGGTCCGCCGCCCCGATCCATTCGATGATGTTATCCAAGTGGCGCGCGGTTAAGTCTACGGTGCCAGGGGGCGCGGGCGTCGTGCCCATCCAGAAGCAGGTGCCATTGATTTTGGGCGCCACTTCCACCCACACCGCATCGGCCACTTGCCGGACGTTGTAGCTGTTCGATCTTGGACTGATGATGACCCACGGACGGAGATGGTCACCGAAGGCTCGGGAGGCTCGTTCCCGCGCTTCGGGCGCGACCACCAATCGCGGCGTCAGATTGTTGGCGTTGCCCAGGGCGATGCCGCGCTTGGCTAACTGCCGCCCGGCGACCTCGAAGAACATATCATGGAAATGGCGGTTTTGGCGGTCGACCATGGTCTCATAAGCCCCGTCCAGATCCACATCTGGGGCGCCGCCCGGAACGCTCACGTCGTTGATCTCGGGATGGCGCCGGAACACGCAATGGATATCCCGGTGGGTCTGGTAGCGGACATGATAGCCCATCTGTTGGAGCTTTTGGGCGACGATGGACGCGCACAAGGCATCTCCGATGGCGGCGGTGCGCCGGACGATCAGGGGGGTTTTGACGGTGCGAGAGAATTCGACGTTGCCACCGCCGCTTGGAAGGGGCGCGTTTTGGATCATGAAACAGCGGTTTGGGTCCATTTTCAATCAAGCCCATCTTGCTCCATTTCTTGGCGGCATTCGATGCGCGTCGTTTCCTCTTGGTAATGCAACCAGCGTTGGGTTTGTCCAATGCGCGCCCAAAGATTACCCGACCCTTTGAAGATTGATTCGGTCCATCCCCCATCATCGGACGTAGATGAAGCGAAGACCTGGACCGCCTCGAAGTGCTCGCCCAGCATCGAGACGCATTGAGCTACCACGGCTTCCTTGGCCGCTTTCTCCTGTTCAGTCATGATTTAAAATCCTCCAATCTTCATCAAAAATTTCTGCCATCCTTTCCAATAACGATCAGCCCACTCTACTGAGGCATCGCTAGAAGCAGTCGCGGCGCTTATAATGACGAAACTAACCGCGAACACCCAAAAAACCAAAGTGGGAGTGAAGATTAAGGCGATAAGAAACGAGATGATTCTTCGGAATATTTTCATTTGATTGCCTCCTTCAAGATCCAACAGTCCGGGTGCAGTTCGGCGCGTGTCTCCTGGCTCAGATGCGCGGTGATGTGGTCAATGGGCGTCCACACCTTCACTTTCATCGGGCACGCGCACGCCTGGCAAATGCCAAGTTTCTCGTCATGCTCAGTTTCCAACTTCAACTCGTTCTTTGCCTCCAAAAACCTCCGAATCATCCCGCTCACAGGTCCAGTGAAAAACCTCGTCCAATCCCCGCCGGCATTCATCGGGCACGCCACGCACACCGACGCCCTTCCAACCGCCTTCTCCTTCTCCACGGGCTTGCCGCCTTCCCCCAGCCAGTCCGCCAGAACTTTAGCGCCCACCGCAACACGCCCGAGCCCGTGCGGGTGGGCTGCCTGTTTTGGGACGGGATCGCCCTCCAACAGATACTGGTTCCAGTTGTGGTCCTGGCAAATCTTCACGTTGTATTGCTCGACCTCCACTTCGACGGAGAGCCGGTCCGTCGCCCAACCTTTCTGTTGGCCCATCCATTGGTTGCCCTGCCGCATGGCCATCACCGCGTCGACCAACCGCGTAAACGATGGATGCATGCCAAGGGCCACCATCGAGTCCCATTTGATCTCGGGTTGGCGAAACCTGAATCCTCCGGGTATCTGGTGCTCGCGGCTTTTGAGTCTGGCCATGGCCCAAACAAAAGCAAAAGAACCCCTTCATTGCAACTTGATTGTTTGGCGGCTTCCGACGCACTCTCTACTTCCAACATGAAACTACGAGCTCTTCGCGACACCATCATCGTCCAAGACCACATCCCAACCCACACCCGCGGCATCTTCCTTCCCGAGAGCCTCCGAGCGCGCTTCAACCATTCAAACGCCAAATGGGCAACCGTCATCTCCGTCGGTCCCAAGGTCCCAAAGGGCGCCATTGTCCCGGGCGAAATGGTCCTCTCCCACCGTGAGAACGCCCAATCCCTGCCCGATCTCCCCAATCACTTCGTCGTCCCCTGGCGCTCCGTGCTCACCAAAACCCAATGAAATTAGTTCCATGGCTCTGCTGGAAGAACATCCAAATCCCATCAACCGTGACGCAGCCAAGATCCTGCGCCCATCAAAAATCCCCAAGTTGAAAACAGAATGGTCAGAGCAAGATCAAGAAGCAATTCGATGGGCCGGGCTCATCAGCAAGTGCCCAAGATGCGGCGACCGTGCCTACGAACACGGCTACTGTTTCGGGTGCGGGAAACCGCTGGCCGTGCGTGATGGAATGAACCGTTCGCCACAAATCTAAATCCATGATCAAACCAATCCGCATCTCCGAAATCACCGAAGGCGGCATCACGATCGACATAATCGGCGGGGCAATGGACGGTCAAGAATTTCGCTTGGTCCTAGCCGACCTGAGTGATGGGACAACCAGACAGTTGTGGAAGTCAAACACGCATCGCGTGCTGCTAAAACAGGTCTTCGTGCCATGGGATTTCGAGCATCCCAAAATCATCGAATAATGAACCTCCTCGTCACTGGCTGCGCCGGTTTCATCGGCTCCCACTTCACCGACCTCGCACTGACCAACCCACAATTCACCAGTGTCGTCGGCCTGGATTGTCTCTCCTACGCTTCCCATATCGACAACCTTTCCAACGCCCTCTACAACCCAAAATTCTCCCTCATCGTCGGTGACATCCGCGACAAAGACCTTGTCCGTTCCATCTTCAAACGCCACAACATCTCCCACGTCGCACACTTGGCCGCCGAATCTCACGTCGACCGCTCCATCACTTCCCCCGATGCCTTCATCTCCACCAACATCGCCGGCACTTTCAACCTCCTGGAAGCCGCCCGCATGTGCTGGGACCCACCCCACAACCAACGCTTCCTCCACGTATCCACAGACGAAGTGTTCGGATCCATCCCAAACGGCTCTTTCACCGAAGATTCCCCCTACGCACCCAACTCCCCCTACGCCTCCTCAAAAGCCGCCAGCGACATGCTCGTTCGCGCCTACCGCCATACCTTCAACCTCCCCGCCATCATCACCCACTGCTCCAATAACTACGGCCCACGCCAATACCCCGAAAAACTCATCCCCAAAGCCATCACCTGCCTCATCAATAAATCCAACATCCCCCTCCACGGCGACGGCTCTAATGTCCGCGACTGGATTCACGTCTCCGACCACGCCTCCGCCCTCCTCACCATCCTCCTACACTCCCCCCAAAACGAAACCTTCCTCATCGGCGCTCAAAACGAACTCTCCAACCTCCATATCCTAAAAACCATCTGCACCGCCTTCGACCGCATCACCAAATCTCAAAACTCCGCCTCCCTCATCTCCCACGTCCAAGACCGCCCGGGCAACGACCTCCGCTACTCCGTCAACCCACACAAACTCTCCTCCCAACTCAACTGGAAACCTTCCCGCCCATTCCTCCCCTACCTCCACCACACCATCCGCTGGTACCTCAATGAGCACAAAACCTCATAAATCTGTCTTTGGGGTGATCTACGCCGATCCCCCATGGAACTACTCCCTCGACTACGAAGGCTCCAGTCGCTCGATCTCAAATCAATACGACACGATGACCATTGATGCGATCTGCTCGATGGATGTCCCAGCCGAAAAAGACTGCATCCTCTACCTGTGGGCCACCGCCCCACTGCTTCCAGAGGCGCTTCAGGTAATTTCAGCTTGGGGGTTTAATTACAAGTCTTGCGCCGTGTGGGATAAGGTGGCGATGGGAATGGGATACTGGTTCCGAGGACAGCATGAATTGCTCTTGGTCGGGGTTCGTGGACGAGTCACGTCCCCTCCATCTTCGTTGCGCGTGCCATCGGTGCTCCGTTGCCACCGTGGACGCCACAGCGCCAAACCCGAACAAGTACGCCACTGGATAGAACAATGGTACCCAAACACCCCCAAACTCGAAATGTTCTCCCGACTCAAACGCCCAGGCTGGGAAGTGTTCGGAAATCAAATCGAATACGACCTGCTATCAGGCCAAGACCTCTACAACCAGCCCAAGTAACCAGAGCAGGTCCGGGCAGAGCGGGTAACATGGGCCAGAGCAAGGTCGTTTCTGGTCGCGCACCGTGGTTTGGACACCGTTTGGACATGTCCACACCAGCCCAGTTCCAGCGTTTTTCGGCGCGTATCCAGTAGCCAGAGACCCGTTTTTCAGGGCGCACTGTGGCGGGGGTATATGTATCTGGCGGGCGCGCGCGAGCGGGGTCTCGGGGCGGGGGTGGTGGGGACCCTACCATCAAAAAAAGAGAGTCCTCATTGACGATTAAGAGATTGTTCACCATCATCTCCTGCCAATGAAACCCCTCATCCCTATCCCAGGCGAATTGTGGAAACCTATCCCGGGCTTTCCAAACCACCAAATCTCCAACATGGGCCGGTGCCAACGTTCATCACCCAAAGGACCCGTAGAACTTTCAGGAAGACGCGACCGCCTCGGATACCAACACATCGGCATCACAAGAAATAAACGCCAGGTATGGTTCCTACTCCATCGCCTCGTAGCCAATACATTCCTGTCCCCTCCACCAGCCCCTAAAGGCAAATTCATCACCGTCAATCACAAGAATCGGGTCAGACACGACAACCGCCTCGAAAACCTAGAACTCATTACCATGGCCGATAACGCAAAACATTGGCGCAAATATCCCCTCCACACCGTAGGACACTAAAATCAGAACCGATGCCAGCAACATGCGCGGAAGCCAGAACAGGCGGTTTCCAGCGCACACTGGGGCAGGGGTATTATTATGTGACGGGCCTGGCGAATGGGGGTCTGGGGGGAGGGGTGGTGGGGACGGTCAGAGCCAAAAAATAGATTTCTTTCCCACAATATCAGTTATCTTTCGTACGTAACGTTGTGGTTGCTATGACTTAGGAGAATAGCGCCACAATGTCCCCCAAAACCACCCGATCCGCCCCCTGCATGCCCTGCATCCGTGCGGCGCTTGCGTCGGCGCCGCTACTCGACCGGCGCTTCCCCGGCGGCGTAGCCGGCCATCAGCCGCTCGGTGCGGGATCGGTGCGGCTGGATGACCGCTTGGGCAACCGCGAGCTTGGGAATGCCCCGGATCTCCCTTTTGGTGTCTTGAAGCTGGCACCAGGTCGCCGCCAGGCGGGCAACGGCGGTCGCTGCGCGCACTTGATCCTCAATCGGACCACTTCCCACGTCCCCCCCGAGGCTCATGACGAGCTTGTGCATAAGCTCTTGCATATCAACGACGTGTTTCAAGGCGTTCCGCGTGCCGTATCGGACGCGCTTACGATCCTTTGGGTTGGGGGGTTTATCACACTTGGGCAGAGGCATAGTGGGAAATAATACCCAATGTGCGTCCCCGAGCAACCCAAAACCGCTCTGACCGCCCGGCCCGTCCCGCTCGTCTCTCCCGCTCTGCGCTGCCCTGTTCTGTTCCGCTCTTGTCTCTCTGTCTCTGTTGTTGCTGCTCTTTGCTTTGGAGGATGGGGAATCGGGGTTGTTTTGGTTGATGGTGTGGAATTATTTTCAGTTGGATGTTGTTGAAGTGTGGTAGGTTGCGGAGAGGACGTGACGCAGATGCAAAATAATTGTTGCGGTTAGTGGGGAGGGGTGATAAATGTACGGCCGATGAAAGACAAAACCTGCTATGAAACCCACCATCACTGCCACGGGAGTGTTTGCACCGTCAACGCAGTACACCGATGCGCGTGGTGCTATGACCGGGAGCAAGGCAGCAACGGGGAAATAAAACGCGAATGGTCGCCAGAGTGGCGACAATTCATTCCGGTATGCCGCAAGCACTCACTGGCCGACGGAATGATAGACGGAAGCATCCAAGCTGACTCCAAACCACAATGAAAACCACCACCAAACGACAACAATCCCGCTCCGCGATGGAATGCGACGCACTCCGCAAGGAGAATGGGTGTTTGCAACTTGCTCTCTGGGACGTGATGGATGGCAATATCCATTGGATTCGGCATGGGAAGCACAAAGTAGGCATTACGCGGCCAGCCGGGCCATCTGGCGGAATCGTGATAGAGTGCGGCCCAGGCTACGGCAACACGCATTTTTTCGAGGACTGGTTTCCGCATTGGGAAAACTACGTTCCACACCCGAGCGCGCCCGAGGGGCTTATCATGAGGGATCTGGCCTACCGGGCGCGCGCTTACATCCAAGCCGCGCAAGTAGAGCGAGTCTGCCGCGATTGCGGCCAATGACGATCCCGGTCAAACCATCTGGACGCGGAGTGAGAGACTCCGAGGAACAACATGCAAACCACAATCACACCACAGGACGGTAAAATCATCATCACCGGCCCCTACTCCGAGGACAACAACGCCGTCTGGCGGTCGCTCGGAGGTAAATTCGCCGGCGGCAACTGGGTCATCCCGGACAACGACACCGCCCGGGAACGAGTAGCGGAGCTGTTCGGTCCCAAATCCGAGGAGGTCGATGCACTGGTGCCGTACGACAAATACGACGGTGGCCAGATTCTTCAGATCGGTGGGTACGTGCTCGCCCAGCGGCGGGGACGCGATTACCGCGTGCAAATGCCCAATGACGTTTCCCTGGCCGCCGGGACTCTCAGGAGTTCAGGTGGATCGGTCAAAAACCCTCGTGTCGAACCCAGTGCCGACGTGGTGTTCAGGCTCCGTTGCCGCCGCTCCTTCGCGGAAACACACGGGCTGGAAATCGCACCGGAAACAACCGCCGCACCAAGTATTGAAATTTAACCCGCCGCGCGAGCGATACGGCTCGCAAAGATGCAGATGCAGGGAATTATGATGGAGTCCGATACGTTCACACGGACGGATATCTGTACGTGGATCAGCCCGAATAACCCGGCACAACGAGTAAACCACCATGAAACTGAGTAAAGAGAGCCGCGACGCCGGCTTGTATCTAGAGCGTCGCCCGAATGAAGACCGTAAAGTTAAATGCCCGGTTTGCGGCAGGACAGTTTGGGGCATTAATTGTGGCGGCTACTACCGAGCTGATTTCCATGACGTTCGGTCCGACGGAAAATACAACGATTGCCTAGGCGGAATGAAAATCGCGCCAGCCACCCAGCAAAAGCCATGACCACCACACTCACCACCCAAATCCGCCGGCGCACCCTCGCCCGGGCGGCCCTGCTCACTGTGTCACGCGGCCTTCAACAGTTCACCACGCCAGACGGCTTTGATGTGCTCTTGGCCGTGATGGAACCGCTCCTGGAACAACGTCAAAGCCGTATCGCGGCCAACGTGCAGCTATTCGTCGATGCATTGCCACTCGCCACGGGTGTCGTCGACGCTGTGCTCGATCTCGAATGCGCCCAGTTGGCCCAAGAAGCCGTCGACCTAGCCCTGCGCCAGATCCGGACGGGGGACCTACCAACCGCGAAACACTCAACCGCGAACTCGGAGACATCCTGGCCGCGGTCGACATGATGGCCGAAGCCGGAGACGTGAGACTCGACTACATCCTCCGATGCTGCGAAATGAAACGCCTAAAGGTTGGACAGTATCTCCATTTTTCTTAAACCACCATGAATAGCAAAATCACAAGAACCAAGGGTCGGGGACGGTATTCCCTGCGTAGCGCCGGTTTATCGGGCCGGTCCGTCCGGAGCGCAAACCTATCCAACCATGAGGAAACGTGGGGCACCGTGCATGAAATCAAAGGCGGCGCAATCCGCTTCCATTGTGTCCTCAAATGGGGCTACAGCTTAACAATATCCGAAGCCAAAACATTCAAGGAAGCGTGCCGAATGGCCTCCGAACACCTGCCTTACAAAGACTAAATTACCATGCACCCCGATAACGAACGCGGATTCCGAGACCACATCCAACGGCGCATGATCCGCACGCCGCCGCCCCGGATGCCAAGCGACATGCGCGCGCGCCTCGAACTGGCCCTGGTCCGGGGCAAACTCACGTTCTGGCGCGTGCTCGCCGTGGGGGAGTTGATCATCATCGTCATTCTGACGCTGCTATGAACCGCGTAAAACGCCAAGGATCACGCATGAGCACCGAGCAAGCGAATTACGTGCATCCGCTGGTTCGGCCTTCGCTCGTGCCTGTGGACCTATGGGAGCACCTATCCCCCCTAGAGCAGGGGATGCTAGATCCTGCGGATTGCGGCCATCTGGCCATCATCTTGTCCGGTCCGTGTAATGAC